TCAGCGCATTGCGGAAGCCAAAAATTTAGGGTAAAGCGAATACAGATAATCTTGCGTCATTGCGCAGAGACTCTTGGAGGCGATACTCCCATCGTCTCGACATTTGATACTTATCGTGATTTCGGCAGACTCACCTCTACCAGGCATGCGGATGGCCTTCATACCGATTCGGTTTGCATCCGTTGGCGAATACGTCTCGATGATGGTGTTGGTGGCGACTTGGATCTTCATATCTGCACGCTCGCTGATGAAAATTTGCGTCAAGGCAAACGATTTGTCGCAAGCTTGTCGGGTCCCACACCTATACCGAGCATGCTTCTTCGCCTCTTCAGCCGATAGAACTGCATTTGCATACTCTAGTGCTGCAACCTCTTGCTCTTTTTTGCGTTTAGCTTCCTGTCTTTCCCTTTCCAGTGAATCGTTCTCTTTGGTTCGGCTGTCTGCTATGAGGGGATCTACACTGAGGGCCGCAACCGACTGAAGGTTTTCAAGAGCTCTTCCGTATTGATCATCGGAAGCGACTACCCGAAACATGTTTAGGCGGCGCGACTCAACCTCGATACCTTTTCCAGGCGCATGAATTTCTACCGTTCGTGCGATGCTTTCGCGCGAGAAGGTGGATTCGGCTGCCGCGATTAACTGTGGATATTGGCGCATCATTTGCATTGCGCGGGCTTTAACGTCCTCACGAGAGCTGATGAGTCCATCTTCGGCAAATCTGTAAGCCTTGACCCAATCTGACCGAGCAATCGCACGATCAGCCTCTTCCATGTAAGCGACAATGACTGGCTTTTGGGGTGCAAGGGGAGAACAGGAGAGCAGTCCAAATACGGAAACAGACACGAGAGCGGCGAGTACCTGCGTTCGGATCATTACAGCTTTCGTCCATTCCACGCCCAGACGACACGTCCGAGAACGCGTAGCCCCTCACGAGTACCGTTCTCTACCACTACTGGGTCATAGAGTGGGTTGTCGCTCTTTACGATCACAGCTCCATCAGTAATACGGCGTTGGATGCGTTTGATGTAAAGCTCGTTGTTTAGCGCAAGTACATACACAGCATCGACTTTAATGTCGTAGACGCCGCGGTCAACCAGCAAAATGTCGCCGTCTGAGAACGTTGGAGTCATCGAATCGCCATATGCCGTCAGGACCGCAAGACTTTCAAGGCTTGAGATTGTCGGTAGGTGCGTGCGCACCCAAGCCCTAGTCAGTCGGAGGTGGTCAACGACTGTATCGTGCTCAGGCTCAGCCAGTCCAAGTCCCATCGACGCGCGCGCATCGAAGACACTCACGGTGACCGTGTCTGCCTGAGTTTGCGATAGTTGTTGGCCAAGTCTGCTCATCTCGACCGATTCTGCGTCAGAGTTTAGGAGTCGGCCATTCAACGAAGGTGATAGGTCGTCGGCATTTTGGCTTGCCATGTGACTTGGATCACGTTCTATCGGAGCACCCGGGTCATGCAACTTGGCCAAGTCAGAAGCGAGCTGTGGGCTGAATTCCGAAACGGAGACCTTCAGAACGCGAGCGAACTTCACTGCCGCGTCAATGTTCAACGGGATTTTTCCATTGAAGTACTGGCTGACGGTTCCTTGAGACTCCCATCCGCATGCAGCTGCTAGGCCTTCCTGGGTAAGCGAAAGCTCTCGTTTCTTCGCTGTGTAAACAGCCTTCAGGCGGGCGGCGTCAGATCGCTGTTCTGGTGAAAGTGGTTGAGCTGGCATATAGCGATTATTAGCGCGGCTGATTGAACTGCAAGCAGTCCGACGATTGATTTATAAAATCAGTCGGACTAATATGCGCTTCATGAACACCATCATCTCCATCCGCAAACGCCTCGGCCTGTCGCAAGTTGAGTTTGCGGCCGCACTTGGCGTCACTCAGGGGACCGTCTCGAACATGGAGATCGGTCGTTACGTCATCAGGCCAAACCTCGCGCAGAAGGTGATTGAGGTGGCTGCGAGTCACGGGCTTTCGGTGACTTACGACGACATCTACAGGCCAGCAACTCAGCCGACAACACCCCAGGAGGCCGCATGAAGTTGCCCCTTGATCGACTCGCCATTCTGGAACGCGAAGTGATCGACCCTGCGCTTGAAGGCGCCTGCGGCGAAGTCATGCGCTCGGCGGGGTATCCGCACCTCCTTTGGCAGCGCGTCCGCGAGCTTGAACAGCGGCTGCGAGCTTGTGAATCGACGATGCAAGCTCTTGAGCGAGCTGAGTGTCGCCGTCCGACTCTCCGAGCTCGAATCGGCGCCGCGCTAGAGCGTCTTCGTAGTACAGCGCGAGCTCGTGGAGCGGAATCAGCCCTTTCTCGTGAAGCGCGATCCAGAGAGGAGTGATGGTGGTGAATACCAAGCTGCGGATGTCGTTTTCGTTCACGGGCAACCCCTTTGGAGTCAATGGTGTGTGGAAACTTCATTGTATCCAATGTGGGTTGCTCTCCAGTCACGGTTTAATCCATCAGGAGGCCGCATGACCGTTCCCATGAGCCGAAGCGGCCACACCGGGCCACTCGGCAAACTCACTGCCGAGATCAAGATCCGGACCGACGAAGACACCAAGGAGGGGCTCGAACGCATGGCTCGATCTGCCGGGCTGTCGCTCGCCGAGTATGTCCGCGATCTGTTGATGGTCCATGCCCATGGCTATGAATACGTTGCCAGTTTGTACGCGGCACGGCTGTCTCGGGTGGCCGGATTGGGGGCCGCATCGGGGAGCAAAGAGGGCACGTTGCCATGATCGCCCGTGACCAACTGATCGAGCTTGCGGCCGTGCTGCTGTCGCTGTGTCTGGCCATGCTGAACCTGGCCGGCGTGGTGGAACTGTCGGTGGTGGCAATCACCGCCCCGATGTGGGGACTGATCGTGCTGTCGCTGGTGGCGCTGGTGCTCGCGTGGGTGATTCGTGGCGCGATTGAGATTTTCGAGATGGTGCGGGCGGGGAGGGGGCGGTGATGGGTCGCGACGAATTCACGCTTTCTCCGCCTGACGTACGCGAGATCCGCCACTTTCACCTGTTCTGCGGCCTCGGAGGCGGCGCCAAGGGCTTCAACAAGGCATCTCCCCGGGTCGGCAACATGGTCGGCAAGTTCCGCTGCATCGGTGGAATCGACGTCGACGCGCCAGCCATCCGTGACTTCGAGCGCCTGACCGGCGCGCGGGGCACGGTGCTGGATCTGTTCGACCGCAGCCAGTTCATCGACTTCCACGGCGTGGAGCCGCCCGCCGACTGGCGCGAGGCTGGCCCCGCGCACATCCGCGCAGCGGCCGGCGGCGAGTACCCGCATATCGTGTTCCTCTCCGCCCCGTGCAAGGGCTTCTCCGGCCTGCTGGCCGAAGGCAAGAGCAAGACGGCGAAGTACCAGGCGCTGAACCGCCTGACCGTTCGAGGCGTGTGGCTGATGCTGGAAGCCTTCGCTGATGAGCCGCCCGAGCTGATCGTGTTCGAGAACGTGCCCCGCATCGCCACCCGCGGCCGGCAGCTGCTCGACCAGATCGGCGATCTGTTGCGCGCCTACGGCTACGCGGTTGCCGAGACTACCCACGACTGCGGCGAGATCGGCGCGCTGGCGCAGAGCCGCAAGCGCTTCCTGCTGGTGGCCCGCCACATGGCCAAGGTGGCGCCCTTCCTGTACGAACCGGACAAGAAGCGCCTGCAGTCCGTGGGCACCGTTCTCGAGCGCATGGCGTTGCCGGGCGACCCTGCCGGCGGGCCGATGCACCGCGTACCCCGCCTGCAGTGGAAGACCTGGGTGCGCCTGGCCTTCGTCGAGGCCGGCAGCGACTGGCGCAGCCTGAACCGGCTGGCGGTGGAGAACGGGCACCTGCGGGATTACCTGATCGTGCCGGAGCACCGTCGTGGGTACCTGGGCGTGAATGGATGGGACGCCCCGTGCGGCACGGTGCAGGGCGAAAGCCTGCCGAGCAACGGCGCGTTCTCGGTTGCAGATCCGCGCTTCGATCAGTCCGCCAAGTGGAAGGACGGCCAGGCGCTCGGCGTGCGCCAGTGGGGCGAGAGCACCGGTACCGTCGCCGGCCAGCAAGGGCCGCTGCAGGGGGCTTACAGCGTGGCCGACCCACGTGGGGCTGCTGATCCTTCGGCGCTGCACGGCAAGTACAAGGTCGAGTCATGGAGCCAGCCGGCTCGCACCGTCATTGCCGGCAATGCGAACGGCGCCTACGCCGTCGCCGACCCTCGCCCCAACGGCATTCCGCAGTCTGGCGACCACTACCTCACCGGCGGTCACTACGGCGTGGCCAGGTGGGATGAGCCGAGCGGCGCAGTCTCTGCCGCCGCGTGCCACGACAACGGCCGGTGGTCGGTAGCAGATCCACGCGCTTCCCATTTTTCGACATCGATGGAGGGTGCTGCGGAGCCGCGAGTTTGCGATTCGGAGCAAGTTGGCAGTTTCAGCATGCCTGCGCCGGCCGACAAGCTCGTGGCGGTGATCCGCGCCCTGGACGGCACCTGGCACCGCCCATTCACCACCCTGGAACTCGCAGCCCTGCAAAGCCTGGTCGAACCCGAGGAACAGCTCGAGCTCGACGGCCTCTCCGACAGCGCATGGCGCGAACGCATCGGCAACGCTGTCCCGCCTGCCGCCGCCGAGGCCATCGCCGGGGTGATGGGTACAACGCTGCTGCTGGCGTGGAGCGGTGAGACCTTCGCGCTGTCCGCGGCACCCATCTGGGTGCGGCCGGTGGCGGTGGCGTTGAGCGTGGCGCAGGGAGGAGAGCAATGAGTACGCGCGACCTGTCTTTGTTTGAAGCCGGCGCTCGCCTACAGATGACAGAGTCCATCGAGCTCACGGTGCAGTCGATGATGGCCTATGGAACTCAACACGAACACTGGGTATTTGCCTGGTCGGGCGGAAAGGACTCGACGGCCACGCTGACGCTGATCCTGTATCTGATTGCAGTTGGCAAGATTGTTGCACCGAAGCGCATCACCGTTCTCTACGCGGACACGCGGCAGGAGCTCCCGCCACTGGCGATCGCTGCGCAAGAGATCATGGATTGTCTTAATGAGCGTGGAATTGCCTGTCGCATCGTACGAGCATCGCTCGACAAGCGGTTCATGCCCTACATATTGGGCCGAGGAGTACCGCCACCAAACAACAACACGCTCAGGTGGTGCACCCGTCAGATCAAGGTTGATCCGATGACGGTCGCAATCGCTGAGACGCTGAGTGACGGTACAGCGCTCGTGATTACCGGCGTGCGTCAGGGCGAAAGCGCGATCCGCGACCGTCGCATCGAGATGAGCTGCAGCAAGGACGGCGCCGAGTGCGGGCAAGGCTGGTATCAACAGGTATTGCCGGATAGCAAAGGCGTGCGTGGTCGTATTGCAACGCTGGCGCCAATACTGCATTGGCGTGTGTGCCATGTGTGGGAATGGCTACGGCACTGGGCGCCGCTGCCCGAGTACGGTGAGTGGCCAACCGAGATCATTGCAGACGCATACGGCGGCGACGAGGCTGAGGAGATCAATGCTCGGACCGGGTGCGTTGGCTGTCCGTTGGCCCAGGAAGAAAAGGCCCTTGAGGCGATCTTGGCAATGCCACGCTGGCAATGGCTGGCACCTCTTCGTGGGCTCAAGCCTATCTACCGCGAACTGCGTGAGCCACGCCACAGGCTGCGCAAGTCCGGCGCAGAAAAGCTGAAGGACGGCTCGATCGCCGCGAACCCACAACGAATGGGCCCGCTCACCCTTGAGGCGCGCAATTGGGCTTTGGGCGAGATCCTCCGCATCCAGACCGAATGCAACGTCGCCAGGCCGCCGCGTATGCCTGAGCTATCCCTGATTGACGCGGAGGAAGAGGCACGCATCCGAGAACTGATCGCGTCGGGCACTTGGCCGGACGGCTGGAGCGGGGATGAGCCGCACGCGGACAAGTTCCTGGGGGTGACCGTCTATGCAAACGGAGCCGAGCAGCACGACTTGTTCGGGCTAGAGGAGGCAGCATGATCTCCATTTGTCAGTGCAGATCTCGACATCCGCTATTTGATCAGGCTTATCAACAAGCTCAGGACACCAATTGTTGCACCAAGCAAGCCAGTAATGGTCGTGACCCAAAACCCGAAGACCTCGCGGCGGTGTTTCTCTTCCTCGCGGATTCGCGCCTTAACTTCGAAGATGCCTCGTTCAGTGAGAAATGCTGTTTCGTTATTGTCGTAATCCCACTCCATGGAGCGGTACATCTCAGGTTCATCGCGGCTCGGCATTGGAACGTCCAGTTTCGCAGCTCGACGGCTCAAGTGGCGAGTAACGATCACAGCGAGCCAGTTTTCAGCGGCTTGTACGGCCCCCCAGTCTCCGGTGCCGAGCACGCCCGGGGGAGCATCGTCCTCATCCGCTGCTGCTGTGTTCTGCAGCTCGAAAATCCGCCGCGAATGGTCATTTATCTCCTTTTTTTCCGCTCTACGTATGCGCATCTCATCCAGAACGTCGCGGATATAGCTGAAAGCCATAATCTAAGTCAGGGTGATAAAAAGAATAAGTATGCCATCTACGTGAGTTGCGAGGACGCGTAATGGCAAACCAATGGTTTCGCCTGTACGCCGAATTCGCTACCGACCCTAAGGTGCAGATGATGAGCGAGGCAGATCAGCGCCGCTTCATCATGGTGCTGTGCCTTCGTTGCGCTAACGACGATGTAACGTTACACGATGAGGAGGTCGCGTTTCAGCTACGTATCAGCGACGACGAATGGGCACGAACAAAGGCTCGGTTTTTGCAGAAAGGGCTCATTCACGACGACAACACACCGACCGCCTGGGAGCGTCGCCAATTCATCTCAGACTCAAGCGCAGAGCGGGTTCGGCGCCATCGCGAGAAGAAGAAAAAGACGCTGCAACAAGCAGGTAACGTTACAGAAACGCCCCCAGAAGCAGATACAGATACAGAAGCAGATACAGAGGTTCTAAAGAGAGCGTCGACACACTCTGACAGTGTAGGGCCAGTGATCGTCGGTCAGCTCGCTCAGGAATCCGACGCGTCACGAAGGGCAGGGCAGATCTGCAGGCGCCTGCGGGAATCCGGGATGTCCGATGCAGCTGTGGGATACCTGCCCGCAGACACCTGGGCGCAAATCCTTGCACTTCGCACCGACGACGAGATTGTCGAGATTGCGATGGCGAAGCGCGCGAGCCGCCCAAATCAGCGCACTGGGCTCAAGTACGTCGCACCTGCATTGCTCGAGCCACCGCAGCCGATATCCGCCCCGAATGCGCGTGCATCTCCTGGCCGCATGTCCCGAGACGAGAGCCGCGCTATCGCGGCGAGCACCCGACTTTCCGACTTCCGTGCAGCGTGCGCTGCAGACGCAAACCGAGGACAGAACGATGAACGCACCATCGAAGCGCCCACCGCTCCGCGACAGCTGGGTTGAGCGCATCTTCGATCGCATGCAGGGCCTGTACGGCTCGCTGTGGCTCGATCGCTGGCGCAGTGGCGAGGTGATCGAGCACGACGGTCAGCGGTTCGATCGTGGCTTGTTGCTGGCCAAGGCGACATGGGGGCAGGAGCTGGCCGGGTTTTCTGACCACCCTGAGCGCATCACTCGCGCGCTTGAGGCCTGCCGTCATCGCAATCTGCCGCCGACGCTGCCGGAATTTCTCGATCTGTGCCGCCAACAGCACCCCGACGCCCCCGTGGCGCTGCCAGCCCCCGAGGTGCCGCAGGAGGTCGCTCAGGCGCGAGCCCAAGAGCTTCGCCAGGCCGCCGACAGGATCGCCAGCCGGGCATTTGACGGCCTGGCATGGGCCAAGACGCCGCCTGATCGCGGTGCGCGTGGGTCGCTGTGGGAGCGCCGCATCATCGAGCTCGCCGAGCAGGGTCATCCGAAGTTTCTGCGCATTCTCGCCGACCACGTGGAGCAGGGTGTGATCGTCAGCGCACGGGCGAGTGCGGCAATCAACGCGGTTGCAGCTGATGTTGCTGCCTGACATCGAAAGAGGATCGACATGGACGGCTACGCACAGGAATCGCTGTTTGGTCAGGCAGGTGTTGCGATGGAGGGCGGAAGGCAATCGCGCCGCGCTCAAGGTCATGGAAAAGAGCGCCATCTACCCGCAGATTCGCGAAGCGGTGGAGAAGCAGTGGGTACGAGGGAATCGAGGAACGATGAAGGAGTGGCGGTAGTGGCAAGGCATCGAATCAGCGGGAAGGCAGGCGGCGGTCACCTGGCGCTCGGGCGACTCAAGGCCGGCCAGCAAAACAAGACCGAAGCAGCGTATGAGGCGACGCTGAAGGTTCGCCAGGCTGCGGGTGACGTGCTTTGGTACCGGTTCGAAGGACTGAAGCTGCGCCTCGCAGACAACACGTTCTACACCCCGGATTACGCCGTGATGCTCGCGTCCGGACAGATCGAGTGCCATGAGGTTAAAGGGTTCTGGCAAGACGACGCGCGGGCAAAGATCAAGATCGCGGCCGAGCAGTATCCGTTCCGCTTCCTGGCGGTGCGGGTTAAGCCGAAGAAGGACGGCGGCGGATGGGATGTTGAGGTGTTTGAGTGACAGCGACAACGGAAGGGTAAAAACCAATGCGCACAAAAGACCCGAAAACGAAGTCCACCACCGAGATCATTTTCGAGGCCGTGCAGGATCTGTACGCCAGCGAGCAGCTTGTCACGCGCGAGACCCTTGCCGACGTCACCGGCATCAAGCTCGGCATCATCGACGACCGGCTTGGACACCTGGTCGATATCGGCAGGGTTCGTCGCGTGCAGCGAGGCGTCTATGTGCCGATGGAGCACCACGCGCCGGCACGCGCCATCACACGCACCTTGCTGCCCGACGGCGGTTCGATACTCGAGATTGGTGACGAGGTGCTGCAGCTGACGCCACGCGAAGCGCGCCTTCTCGGCGAGCTCATGGCCGGTGCCGGGCAACAGTATGCGTCGGTACGCATTGGGCTGGAGGCCGAGCAGCTTGCATCTGCTATGGCGGCGAAAATGCGGGAGCTCGAGCGCTCTGTTCGTGCGCTGGAAAGTTCGTCACCCCTTGTGGGGCTGGAAGGCGCGAGTTGATGTGGGGAGGATGGGAGGCATGATGAGAGACGACGCCTTCCCCAATCAAGACAACCCAGCGCCTGAGAAAAAGTCACCTCCGGACTGGGAGCGCATCGAGCTCGACTATCGGGCTGGGATCAAGAGTCTGCGCGAGATTGCGACCGAGCACGGCATCTCCGAAGGCGCCATTCGCAAGCGCGCCAGGCGTGACGGGTGGGAGCGTGACCTTTCAGCGAAGATCCAGGCGAGAGCGGAGGGTCTGGTACGCAAAGAGGCGGTACGCAGTGAGGTACGCACGGAGCGTACTGCGTCCGAACGGCAGATCGTCGAAGCCAATGCGCAGGGCGTCGCTGATGTGCTGCTGTCACACCGACGGGACATCCAGCGCACGCGTACTGTCGTGATGGCGATGATGGCCGAGCTCGAAGCATCCTGCGGCGAGGAACAGGCTGCGCTGCTCGTGCAACTGGGCGAGATGATGCGCAATCCCGATCAGTACGGTCGAGACAAGTTCAACGACCTCTATCAGGCGATCGTATCGCTGCCCGGCCGCGCGAAGACCATGAAGGATCTGGCGGCGTCCCTCGCGACCCTGGTCGATAAGGAGCGTGAGGCATTCAACATTGGCGCCAAGACGCCAAACGGGGAAGAGCCGGCCGGCGGCGCCCGTGCATTGACCGATGCAGAGCGTGCGGTTCGGCTGTCGCGTCTATTTGCCTCGAGCCCGGAAGTCGCGGCTGCGATGCTGAAACGGGTGACCGGAAATGGCTGATACAGCTGCGCTCGACACCGCTGCGATGTTGGAGCTGGTCAAGCAGCTGGACCCTGCTGCGCGCGCAGAGCTCGATACGATCCTGATGGCTGGCGACGCGCCGCTGTGGGTGCCGCAGGATGGGCCGCAGCGGCAGGCATTTGAGTCTGCAGCCGATATCGTTTTTTACGGTGGGGCAGCAGGCGGCGGGAAAACCGATCTGCTGCTGGGTCTATCGCTCACGTCGCAACAGCATTCGATCATTTTCCGACGCGAGGCCGTTCAACTCGTCGGCATCGAGGAGCGCATGACCGCGATCCTCGGCACCCGCAAGGGCTATAACAGCCAGGACGGCGTCTGGCGCCTTCCGGGTGGACGCGTCATGGAACTTGGTAGCGTGAAGGAGCCTGGCGACTGGATCAAGTACCAGGGGCGCGCCCACGACGCCAAGTTGTTCGACGAGATCTGCCACTTCACCGAAGCGCAGTTCCGGACACTGATCGGCTGGCTTCGGACGGACAGGCCAGACGTTCGGCAGCGGGTTGTTTGCGCCGGTAATCCACCCACGACTGCGGAAGGTGAATGGGTGAAGCGGTACTGGGCGGCCTGGCTCGAGCCGACTCACCCTAATCCCGCGAAACCGGGCGAACTGCGCTGGTATGTGACCAACGAGAAAGGTGAGGATCAGGAGGTTCCAGGGCCCGAGCCAGTCATGGTTGGCGAGGACCTGACACAGCCGAAAAGTCGCACGTTCATCCCGTCCTCGGTCAACGACAACCTGTTCCTGCTTTCCACGGGGTACAAGGCGACGCTACAGGCGCTGCCGGAGCCGCTACGCTCGCAGATGCTGCGTGGCGACTTCAATGCGGGGGCGTCTGACCCTGCATGGCAGACGATACCAACCGAGTGGATCAAGGCTGCACAGGCCAGGTGGAAGCCGCGCGACGCGAAAGGGTTGATGACTGCAGTGGGGTTTGATCCCGCTCGAGGTGGCATCGACAAGTCTTCGATCGCTCGGCGTCACGGCAACTGGTTTGATCAGATCGTCTCAGCGCCAGGCGCGGTAACCAAGGACGGGCCAACAGCAGCTGGATTTGCCGTGCCGCTCGTGCGAGACGGAGCATGCATCTGCATTGACGCCATCGGGATCGGCTCGAGCGCACTCGATTTCCTCGTGGGGCTGAACCTTAACGTGCTCGCCGTCGTCGGCTCCGAGTCGGCATCTGGCATGGCCAAGGCAGGCAAACTGCGATTCAGAAACCGCCGTGCCGAAATGTACTGGCGCCTGCGCGAGGCGCTTGATCCGACAGCCCCCGAGCCTATCGCGCTGCCACCCGATCCGGAGCTGCTCGCCGACCTTGCAGCGGTTCGCTACAAGGTTGTGACCATGGGAAAGGTGGCTGCAATCCAGATGCGCGACAAGGACGAGGTTCGCGAGGCGCTCGGCCGCAGCCCAGACAAAGGCGACGCTGTGGCCATGACTTTTGTCGACGGCATCCCACCACCTGGCGCTACAGCGCAGACCTACCACGAACCCCCACCGCCTGACTGGCGAACCTGATCACCCGGAGCACCCGCACACCATGCTCGCAAACCTGACCCACGACACAGACCTGCCCGAGGCCGATACGCCGATCTCGATCGACGAGTTTGCACAGATCGTCCGCGAAGCCATCAATCAGCCGCCGTGGCGAGTAAATGCCGACAAGGAGGCCGACTACGCCGACGGCAACCAACTCGACTCCGAACTGCTTCAAAAGCAGAAAGCGCTGGGCATCCCACCGGCCAAAGAGAACATCATCGGCCCAGCCATTGCCGCAGTGTGTGGCTACGAGGCGAAGACCCGCACAGACTGGCGCGTGACGCCTGATGGAGATCCAGGCGGCCAGGATGTGGCGGATGCGCTGAACTATCGGCTGAACCAGGCAGAGCGGCACAGCCACGCTGATCGCGCGCTCTCCGAGGCGTTTCGCCCGGGCGCGGCCGTCGGCATCGGCTTCGTGGAGGTCGCCAGCGCGTCGAACTCGCTGCAATTTCCGTACAAGTGCCGATACGTGCATCGCAACGAGATTTGGTGGGACATGTCGTCGCGGGAGCCTGACATGTCCGACGCCCAGTGGCTGTTCCGGCGTCGCTGGGTAAATCGTAAGCGCGCAGCCCGGATGTTTCCTGAGCACCGCGACATCATCTTGCGCGAGGCGGACAAGTGGATCGCCGATATGGCTGGCGAGATGCTGGAAGGCGGGCAGTCGACAGGCCTTGCTCAGGCCATGGAGGCCGAGCGCGCCTGGACGGTGCAAGAGGATGCGTGGTTCAACGAGGAGAACCAGCAGGTTTGCATTACTGAACTCTGGTATCGGCGATGGGCCGAGGTGAGCATCCTCAAAGCGAAGAATGGGCGTGCCGTGAAGTTCGACCCCAACAACGAACTACACCAAGCTGCGCTGGCAACTGGCCGTGCAACGCTTCAGACTGAAGTGCTGCCGCATGTCCGCCGCGCGTACTGGATGGGGCCGCATCGGCTGCATGATGGTCCGAGCCCGTACCCGCACGAGCACTTCCCCTACGTGCCCGTTTGGGGATATCGGGAGGACATGACCGGCGTACCTTTCGGCCTGGTTCGCGACATGCTCTTTCCGCAAGACAATCTCAACGCCTCGATCAGCAAGCTGCGCTGGGGCATGTCTGCCACGCGTACGGAGCGCACGAAGGGTGCTGTCGCGATGGATGACGCGGTGTTCCGACGCGTTTCTGCCCGCGTTGATGCCGATATCGTGCTCGACGCAGAACATATGGCTCGACCAGGTGCGCGCTTTGACGTCAAGCGCGACTTTCAGTTGAACAATCAGCAGTTCCAGTTGATGGAGGACAGTCGGCGTGCGCTCGGTCGCGTGAGCGGCATCAGTCCAGCCTTTTCCGGGCAAGAAGGGACCGCGCGCTCCGGCATTCAGGAGCAAACGCAACTTGAACAATCGCAGGTCGGAATCGCCGACCTGATGGACAACTTCAAAGAAGCACGGCGAATGGTGGGCGAACTCCTGATGGCGATGATCATCGAGGACATGGGGCGTGAAGAACAGACCATTGTGATTGAAGGCGATACCCTTAACCCGCCGCGCACGGTCGTTCTCAACCACCCCGAGACCGATCCGGCCACCGGCCTGCAATATTTGTCGAACGATGTGCAGCGCACCCGGCTGAAGGTCGCGCTTGAGGACGTGCCGAGCTCGAGCAGCTTCCGGGCGCAGCAACTACGTGCGCTGTCTGAATCGACAAAGGGCGCACCGCCTGATTTGCAGCGCGTGACGCTGCCGTTCATGGTGGATCTGATGGATCTGCCACGCAAGAAGGAGGTGGTTCAGGCGATCCAGGCCGCTGCCAAGGCCCCAGACCCGGATCAGATGCGCGAGGAGATCAGGCGGGAGCTGATGTTCGAGCTGAAGGAACGTGAACTGTCCATGCGAGAGGCCGAGAGCGAGGCCAAGATCAAAAAGCTGATGGCCGAAGCGGTACAAACTGGTGTCCAGGCTGCATTCAGCGCGATGCAGGGCGGTGCTCAGGTGGCGCAGATGCCGATGATTGCCCCGATCGCCGACAAGATCATGCAGGGCGCCGGCTACCAGCGCCCGGATCCGATGGGCGATGATCCAAACTTCCCGGTACCGAACGGCCCGGCGCCTGACATAGAGCCTGTAGGAGATACTGCGGTGCCGCCTGTTCGCAACAACACCAGCCCGACCTTCCCACCGGTACCGGATGATGGCGCCTCGCCGATGCGGGGTATCGAGACGGCCGAGACGGAAGATAACTTGCCTGTGTAGGTTTATTGTGTCGGAGGAGGAGGCTGCGGTTGAGCCGGCTGCTGCCCCTCGCTTTTGATCGCTGGGGTTTGAGGAGGATCGCGGAAGGCGTACAGGCGATTCACAAAGACGGTCACGGATGCGAGCAGGAACGCAGAGACAAAAAGCCCCACGCGTGCCCATGAATCCCGGCTTGATTCGTTCACCGGGAACAGCTTGGCTTCGACGAAGCGATCCAGCTTACTGACGACATACCCCGACAGAAATGCCGAGATCACCCCAGATATCTGCTGAAAATGCTCCCGCTCGGCGTCCGAGAATGGCGCAAAGGCCGTTCCGATAATCCAACCGCAAAGCGCGCCAATCAGAGCAACCAGCCTATTTGCGTTCACTGACGACTGGTCATCCGCCGCACCGCCGACCCGGCTTGTCAAACTCCAGATCAGGGCTGCAAAGAAGACAAATGCAATTCCCGTGAATATCACGGTACCCGGGGCATTTGTTTTGAGTAGATCTTTGACGGTGTCGTACCACATGACGATCCCCTTGTGACCCGAATCAGATCAGCATAGATCACATTTGAATACCTGCAAGTGCCCGGATTTGTTGTGATTGATTGCAATCACCCCCTGTAGGGCTGGAACTGTGTTCGCGTGCGCACCGACACTGCCTGTGCATTGTTGCAGAGCAGCTTTGGAGAAGCGCGCACATGAACGTGAAGGACATGACCGATGCCCAGATTCTCGAGGCAGCCCTGGAAGGGACGCTGAACGAGGATACGGCATTCACACAGGACGAGCCGCAGGGTAGCGCGGATGACGGCAATGCGGCGGATGCTGCGGCCAGTCAATCCACAACGACGCCTGCAGTCACCACCGCGCCGACTGACGCCGCAAGCGCGGTCGACACTGCCTCTTCTGCTGCGGCATCAGCCGCCGACCAGGAGCCGGCAGGCGCCCCCATCCTGAGCAAGTCCGGTAACTACACGATCCCGTACCAGAAGCTGGCTGAAGCCCGCACTGAGCGCGATGCGCTGCGCGCGGAAGTGGAAACGCTCCGACAGCAGATTGGCACGCTCACCACGCAACAGCAGCAGAACCTCGCCGACGCCCAGGCCGGCGCACAAGGCCGTGCGGATGCCGGTCAGGCGCAGACGCAGGCGGACGCGAACCTGGCTGCAGCGACCCAGGCGCTCGCACAGGGTGTCGACATGTCCGTGTTTGGCGATTTCTCGGAGGAGTCCATCGCCAAAGGGGTGGCCGAGGTCAATCGTCGCGCGATGGAGCAGGCGCAGACCCAACTGCGCGCTGAATTCGCCGAGACGCTCCAGCGTGAGCTTGCGCCGCTGCGCGAAGAGCGCCAGGAGCGCGTGATCCGCGAAGCCCAGACGGCATCCAGTGCGCACGAGTCAGCCATTTTGCAGGCGTACCCGCACGCCTACGAGATCGCCGACTCGGCAGAGTTCGACGCCTGGCGCAACAGCCTGCCCGCGTTTGCCCGTGCGGGCGTGGATCACGCCATCGCGGTCGGCAGCTCACAGCAGGTGATCGAGGTGTTCGACGCCTTCACCAAGTCGCAGCCGAAGCCTCAACAGCAACAGCAATCCAGCACTCAGCAGACCGCGCCGGAGGCGTCGAAGCCGCGTGTTCCAGTCTCACTTTCTGACGTGCCCGGAGCGGCGCCCGTCGACGAAACACAACAGACGCTTGCGATGGCCGGCAATGCCGGCGCACTGCTCGATCGCGTGTCAGGCATGACGCGAGAGCAGATCGATGCGCTGATGGACCGAATCTGATCTGAACTCATAGGAGTCATTGAATATGCCCACGAAGACCACCGTCCCGGCGTCGGCCGCGGATAAGCAACGAGTACTCGCCGCCGGGCTGTTTGCCCAGGCGATGCAACGCAACTCCACACTGGGTCGGCTCTCCGGCCCGATGCCCAAGGGCGAAGCCGCGGCCGGCGAAGTCGTACGCAAGCAGACGGCTACCGACATGCCCATCGTCAAGTCGATGGACTTGTCCCGCGGCAAGGGTGACGAAGTCGAGTTCCAGTTCCTGCAACCTGTCGGTGCCTATCCGATCATGGGCAGCGAGCACGCCGAAGGGAAGGGGACCGGTCTGAGTTACGACACGTCCCGCGTGCGGGTGAATCAGGCGCGCTTCCCCGTGGATCTCGGCGACACCATGACCGCCATTCGCACACCGGTGGATTTCCGCCGCGTCGGTCGGCCGGTCGCCCAGTCGCTGATGGATAGCTACATGGACCAGTCCTTGTTGGTTCATATGGCTGGCGCCCGCGGCTTCCAGGACAACATCGAGTGGCGCGTGCCGGTTGCCGATCACCCCAAGTTCGCGAGCATCGCGATCAACGTGGTGCGCGCGCCGACCAAGAACCGTCACTACATCGCCGACGGCTCCAATGGCATCAAGCCGTTTGCTGTCAATGCCGGCGAGATCGATCTGGCGAGCACCGATGTGCTCGAGATGGATACCGTTGACGGTATTCGCACGGTCATGGAGTCGATCGCGCTGCCGCCGCCGGCCGTGAAGATCCCTGGCGACGTGGTGGCCGAGGACTCGCCCCTGCGCGTGCTGCTCGTGTCGCCTGCGCAGTACCACGCATTTTCTCAGGATCCGAACTTCCGTCAGTTCCAGGCCAGCGCAATGGCGCGTGCCGCCAAGGCGAAGAACCACCCGCTGTTCCTGGGCGAGTGCGGCCTCTGGAACGGCATCCTGCTGATGAAGATGCCCAAGCCGATCCGCTTTTACGCGGGCGACACCATCAACTACTGCGCGAGTTTCACGAGCGAAGCCGAATCGACCTGCACCGTGCCGGCAAGTTTTGGCACCACGCACGCCGTTGATCGCTCGATTTTGCTGGGCGGTCAAGCCATCGCACAGGCATTTGCCGCCAGCGGCCATGGCGGCATGCCGTTCTTCTGGAAGGAGAAGTCGTTCGACCACGACGACAAGATGGAGCTCTTGATCGGCGCCATCCAGGGCATCAGCAAGGTCCGCTGGTTTGTTGATCAAGGCAATGGCCAGAAGCACTTCACCGACCACGGGGTCGTTGCCATCGACACGGCCGTTCGCATCATCGGCGCCCGTCAGTAACCAGCAATCGCAACTGGTGGCAGTCGCGAAAAGGCTGCCACCAATCAAGGAGATCTGAAGAATGGCAACGATCACAAAATCCGACAAGGACGCACGCGTGCGCCTTGGCTCGACGCCGTGGGGCAACCTCTCGGCCCTGCGGTATCACTTTTCAACCAACGCTGCCGGCGCCGTCATTGGTTCGGACACAGCCGCGGCCGTGGCGAGTGGCGACAAGATCAAGGTCGGGCTGCTGCCGGCGGGATTCCGGATTGTGGATTCATTGATCATCATCGCCACGGCGATGTCTGCATCGGTGACCGCGAAGGTGGGTTTTGAGTACGCCGATGGCGTCGACGTCACGGCAGTCCCGCAAGACGACGACTACTTCGGTGCTGCACTGGTCATGAGCTCGGCAGCACGGCTGCGCAATGCAACCGCGAATCCGTCCGCGGTTCTGCCGAAAGAGGCCTGGCTGACCGTCACCACCGGTGGGGCCGCGAATGCGAAAGCATCGGCGGTTGAGGTCGTGGTCTTCGGCATTGCCGAAGGCGTTGAATAACCGCTGAGCGAATCGGGAGCAGGGGCCTTGTGGCCTCTGTTTTCATGGAGGGTATATGGAACGAGCACTCATCGCGCGCGTTGCGCACGAGATCAATCGCGCCTACTGCGCATCGATCGGCGACCCGTCGCAACCGGAGTGGGAAAGTGCGCCGGAATGGCAACGCGCGAGCGCACTGGCGGGTGTCGATATGCACCTTGCCAACCCCGAGGCGACGCCAGAGCAATCGCATGAATCCTGGCTTGCGCAGAAGCTTGAGGACGGCTGGAAGTATGGCCCCGTGAAGGATGCCGACAAGAAGGAACATCCCTGCTGTGTGCCTTATGCGGAGCTGCCGACCGAACAGAAATCCAAGGACTATCTCTTCCGCGCGGTTGTACACGCACTGAAGGACCTCCCCGACACTGTGCAGGTGCAACAGCCTGCGCCGACGCGCCAGTTGAGCGCAGTCCGCGCATTGCGCGACGCCGGCGCCGATATCGTGTCGATCACCTATCGCGGCCGCAAGGTCTATCGAGACCGGACCTCGATACGCGCGACCTGGCAGCCCGGCGAGACCAAGCGCGTGCCGACGCGAGACGCCGAGATCCTGTTGCGCTTCATTGAGTTCGCGGTCGCTGCCCCTGACGAAACGGAAGCGCTGCCTGAGTCGAACGAAGACGACGATGTGGCGACGCTGGTTGCCTCGCAGGCCCAGCGCGAAGACGCCGTGCGCCAGGAGCTCGAAGGCACGCTGAATCTGGTGGAGACCATGGACAAGGACGCGCTCGAAGCCTACGCGGCAAAGTACGAAGTCAGCCTGGACAAGCGTCGCGCTGTCGCAGCCCTGCGCACCGAAGTCGCTAACCTGATCGAGCAGTTCGGGGTTCGCTGATGACCCTCGCGGATCTGATCCGTCGAGTGCGGGTTGCCGCTGATGATCTTCGTGTGCCCTATTTGTGGCGTACCGAGAACATCACCGACTGGCTCAACGACGGTGAAGCGGAGGCCGCCATTCGAGCGCGGCTATTGCGTGCAACGCCTTCGACCGCGTCAAGCCTGTGTGAAGTCGCGTTTTCTGCGAACGTTGCGGAGCGCGAGATGGATCCTGCGCTCTTCGAGATCAGCCATCAGACCTGGCGACCGCTCAACGGCGCCAGGTCATCGCCGCTCCGCCTTGTCTCGCGCGAATGGATCGATGGCCATCGTCCAGACTGGCGAGACTTGGATCCGGATGATCCGCAGTTCTTGGTCCGCGACGCCAATCTGCTGCGGCTTGTGCCCGCCCCAGGTGTTGGTGGCACGTTGCTCCTCGAGGGCTATCGACTGCCACTGCGTCAGATGGTGAATGACGACGACACGCCGGAAATTGGAGGCGTCCACCACATCCACCTTGTGCAGTGGGCGCTCTACAAAGGGTATTCAATCCCCGACACAGAAACGTACGACCCAAATCGGGCAGCTCGCGCCGAAAGCGAGTTCTCGCGCTACTTCGGGCCTCGTCCTGATGCCGATTTGCGTCACGCCGGCAGGGCTGACGAACCCCATCACAACATCGCCTGGTAGGTCTTCACCCCCTGTAGGGGTCGCGGCGCTCAGGGACTGCGCGCGAGACTGCGGACATTCGATTTCAGGATCTGTCCGCCGTGCCCGAACACGACATCAACGTGGTGCTAGCCCGCCTATCAGGCTTATCCGAAGACGTCGGCGAGCTCAAGACCACGCTGCGCGAGATTGCCACGGCCGTGACGCGACTCGCGCTCGTTGAAGAGCGACAAAGCCAGACAAACGAGGCGCTTGGCCGTGCCTTCAAGCAGCTCGACAAAGTCGAAGGCCGCGTCGCTGCAATTGAGCGTGACATGCCCATTCAGCGCAAGACAAGCGGATGGGTGCTGTCGGGAGTGTGGACTGCCGCAGGCCTGGCCGTGCTTTTCATTGCGAAGAAAGTGGGGTTCATCTGATGCGATTCCGATACCTGTTCATTTTCGGCGGCAGCGCCATCGTGTTGGCGGCCTTGTTTGCAACCGACCCCGATCAAGGCATTTCGACGGGCATGCTGCTGCTGGGCCTGGTCACACCACTGCTCGCGCTGGGGTTCGCACACTACGGCCGAAAAGCGACGCACGACTACCCTGAAGCTGACGCGCGCAGGTTGTTTGCAAGAGCCAGTGAGAGTCCGACCGGGGCAGGGCTTGCGCTCGTGGCGCTGGCCATCGTGTTTTACGGGCTGGTTGGGCTTTTCGGATCGGTCGCGCACGGCCAAGTGCCCGCTGCGGCGCACCAGCACCTCTTGGGACTCCAGGCCGAGATCCGCGCCCACTTCAACGGTCACCCGATGCCTGAGTATTTCGGCGGGCTGATCGAGCACGAGAGCTGCATCAGCCTGACACACAGTCGGTGCTGGTCCTCGAAGTCACGCCTCAAGACGGCACGGGAGGAGGGTGCCGGCCTTGGCCAACTGACGCGAGCGTGGCGTCCGGACGGCTCACTTCGATTTGATGCGCTGGCCGAGATGCGCGATCGACATCCGGCGCTGCGGGAATTGTCGTGGCGCACGATCTACGACAGGCCGGAACTGCAGATGCGCGCCGTCGTGCTCAAGGTCCGCGATGACTACACGACGTTGCGCGTGGTCGCTGACCCGCTTGAGCGGCTGGCAATGACTGACGCAGCCTATAACGGCGGGCTTGGCGGGCTGCAGCGCGAGCGCCGGGCGTGCCAGATCAAAGACGGCTGCGACCCGCAGCGATGGTGGGGGCACGTTGAGCATACATGCCTCAAGAGTCGCACGCCGCTCTACGGTAACCGTAGTGCCTGCGACATCAACCGCCACCACGTCGCCGACGTGATCCAGCGGCGAGCGCCGAAGTACCGCGCCCACCTCGGGAGCGCGTCATGGGAATCGTGATCGATATGACCGCCTATCGCGCCGCAATGCGCCCGGCTGTGTCGGACGCCTGCCGCTGGCACGCTGCAATCGAATCCATCACCCGCAGCAACATCCGGCTCGCTGCTGCGTGGCAGCGGGTACTCATTCGCACCTGGTTCGGGGTGTGACGTGAAAGAAGCGTTGATTGTTGCTGCCTTCGCGTTCCTCGTGTGCCTCGGCTTGCTGATCGCAGAAGAGCGCGATCACGCCGAGACCAAACGCCTGCACGCCGAACAGATCGCCGACCTGGAGCGCGCCGGGCGCGAAGCCGTCGAAGAAGCACGGATCGAAGAGCAACGCAGATACACAGCACTGCAGGAGATCGCCCATGAAACCCAGACCCAACTCGATCGCGCTCGCGCTGACGCTGCTGGTGCAGCTAATGCTGGCGACAGGCTGCGCAAGCGTATCGCCCAACTCACCGCCAGTTGTCGTGCAGGCACCGGCCATCCCGGATCTGCCGCCCCAGGCCAGACAGCCGATGTCACCGCCGATCTGCTCGCCGACGTGCAGCAGCGGCTTGACGAAGCTGCGGATGCAATTGCTCGACATGCTGACGCCGCTCGGATCGCCGGCCTTGCCTGCGAAAGCGCCTACGACGCAGTGAGTGCTCAGTGATGCAGCGCCTGAACCTCACGATCCGACGCGGCGCGACCATCGCACTCCCCATCCGGGTCGAGTCGAGCGAGCTGGCGTACGCCCAGATCACTGCGATCCAGCGCACCGCCCCGGTGAGCATCACAGCCACGGCGCACGGTGTCCCGGACGGCTGGCGGGCGGCAGTGGCCAACGCGGTGGGGCTCACCGAGCTCAACGCCGAGAACAACCCACCCAAGGACGCCGAGCTGCGCCTGGTGACCCGCGTCGACGCCGACACCATCGAGTTCAACAGCGTGAATGCGGCTGGCTACCGCAAGGCGCACGTCGCCAGCACCGGGCAGCTGGTGTTCTACAAGCCGGTGGATCTGTCGCTCTACATTGGTGCGCGGATGGAGTGCAAGGATCGGGTAGGCGGCACGCGCCTGGCCCTCTTCGCTACCCCTGCGACCGTTACCGATACGACCAACGGCGCCCTGGAGCTCGATACGAGCAACGACACGCTGTGGCTGCGCCTGACCGACGAAGAGGCCGAGGCCATCGACTTCGACAAGTGCGTTTTCGACATCGAGCTGCTGCGCGCCAACGGCGACGTGGAGCCCATCTGCACGGCAGACAGTGTGCTGACCGTGCTCCCTGAAGTTACGACAGCGGAGTGAGAGACATGCAGACATTTATTGGAACCAAGCTGATCAAGGCCACGCCGATGACCCGCTTGGAATACAACGAGTACCGCGGCTGGACGCTGCCCGAGAACGAGAACGGCGCGGATGCCGGCTTCCTTGTGGAGTATCTGGACGGCGGGCAGGCCAACGATTCGCGGCACGTCGGCTACATCAGTTGGAGCCCGGAGGCGGTGTTCGAGCGTGCGTATCGACCCACCAACGGCATGACCTTCGGCCTCGCGATCGAGGCGCTCAAGGCCGGCAAGAAAGTGGCACGTGCCGGGTGGAACGGCAAGGGCATGTGGCTGCGCTTGCTTGACCCTTACGCGCCACACCCGGACATGCTTGCGGGTCGTTGCGACGGTGTGCGAACCAACCCGTATTTCAAGGCGGCAGACAATAACACTGAGGCCAAGGGAACGATGCTGTCGTGGATTGGCATGAAGACGGCGGACAACATGTTTGTACCCTGGCTTGCAAGCCAGACCGACATGCTGTCAGAAGACTGGGCTGTGGTGGAGGGCTGACCATGTACGACGTAGTCATCACATTCAACGACGGCCGGCAGCGCTACTACGAGGGCGAGCGCGTGGCCGCGAGCAACTTCGAAGCTGAGGCCCTGAGCAACTTTGTCAGCTATGGCTGGTTGAAAGCCCCCGGAGCGGCCGGCGCCCCCATCCCGACCGGCGTCGCTGTGACGCTGGACATCCAAGACGGCCAGCTCGGCCACGACAGCGAGGTACTCTGACATGGCCAAGAAAGCCGACAACGCATTCTACGACGCAGCGCTGGGCTGGCTGCGCGACAACACCATCCGCATGGCTGCCTGCTCGGCCGAGCCCGCGAACTACGCAGGCATCGCCGCGGTGAAGCTGGCTGAAGCGACCCTGGCCTCCGGCGACTTCACCATCGCCAACGGCGACACCTCGGGCCGCAAGGTCACCATCGCGGCCAAGTCGGGCGTCACGATCGACACCTCCGGCACCGCGAACCACATCGTGCTGCACAACAACAGCGCGATCCTAAGCTACGTCACCACCTGCTCGAACCTCGTGCTGACGGCCGGCGCCGGCAACACGGTGAACTTCCCCAGTTGGAAGGTCGAGATTAACGCTCCGACCTGATCATGCGGATCCATTTGAACTGCTGGCTCGTCGCGCTGTGGTTCTGGGGCGCAAGTCGCTTTCGAGCGGCGATCTGGACCCGGCGCAGCTTGCACTTCGGCGGGCTGATCCCACACGCGGGGACGGCCCAGCGGTTCGGGTGGCGTCGCTTCATGGCGCTTGAGTATGTGCCGCCGCACAAGCAGCTCTGGACTGTGCGCAACTGGCTGCTGCTCTTTGATGGGGCGTACCGCGTGTGGGAGTTTCGAGCAGTGCGCTGCAGGCGGTTCAGCACAGCAGCCGAAGCGATGGCGTTCATGAAAGGAGGGCGGTGACGTGGTGCAACTTGCGCTCTACAAGGGCCGCGGCAGCCTCGGCAACGCGCTGATCCGGTGGTGGACCAAGTCCGAGTATAGCCACTGCGAGGTGGTTGCTCTCAGTCAGTACGGGTATTCGTCGAGTATCCGCGACGGTGGAGTACGAATGAAGAGGATCGACTGGAATCCAGAGCATTGGGACTTCATCGAGCTGCCCTGGGCCGACATAGGTTGCGTTACCGAGCTTTACGTGAAGACCGCCGGAGAGCCCTACGGCTACTGGGATCTGCTGACGCGCCAGATATTCAACCGCCCCGGCGACGCCCCAGGCTGGTTCTGCAGCGAGTGGTGTGCCGCCGCGCTGGGGTTCGCCAGCCCGCAGATTTACTCGCCCGCGTTACTCGCGCAGGCCTGCCGAATGAGGAACGCAGAATGACACACGACGAGATCCGAGCGGCCATCGCCGCCGACGAAGTGTTGCAGGCCCTGGTGCCCGACACAGCAGCACTTGCCGACGCTTTGTCGGCAGGCCGCACACGGTTCGTACATACCGAGATCGGCGTCGGTACGATCATCGAAGTGCTCGGGCTGAGCTCCGCGAACGCAGTGCTCGATGTGATCTACAGCGCCCAGGATTACCGGCACGTCAAGCCGCTGCTCGATCAAGGGCGTTTGCGGCTGGACAGCGCGTTCGTTCGAGCCACGCTTCAGGCGATGGTGCCGGCGCTGCTCACTCAGGGGCAGTGCGACGCTCTGCTGGCCCGAGCGCAGGCACCTGACCCCATCAGTGAGTTCGATGTGCGCTGTGCGATCTTCAACGATGACGGCACGCTGAGGGTATAACGATGGCGCTCACAAAATCCAAAGCAACAATCGTCGCCAGCGCAAGCAACGCTGCTGGTGCAACAACCCGCGGCACGCTGAACGTCAACGACAAGTACGGCGGCATCGTGACGATGAAGATCACGAACGGGGGCACAGGGCCGACGGTGCAGTGCGAAGGGCGCGTTATGGTCTCGCACGAGGACACTCTGCCGACTGCCGGGGCTGCAGGCGCCGACTGGAAGACGATTTGGCGGTTTGGCGGCGGTGTAATAGCAAACCAACCCACCGAGCAGAGTTACACGTTCGGTCCTGAAGTCCGGCATGTCCAGATCGAGTTCACCGGCAATACAGGCCAGGCCGTGACCGTCGAGGCTGTTGCGTCGCTCTATGCGGTGTAAGCGTGACCGCGATCATCATACCTCGTAGGCACTACAACCAACCACAAGGACGGGTGACGATCGCGCCTGGGTGGGAGAGCCAGGTACTATCCTGTTCGATCGGCGGTTCCTTTTACAACGTAGCCCGTCAGGAGTTCGACACTAAAAACGGTGTCGAACCTGGCCTTAGTCAAGCCGGGACTTGCGACGCCGCAAACGGGGCTGACCCATACATTTCAGAGCCAGCAGGGCCTGGGACTGAGTTCATCGTATTGTGCGTGCTTACCCCGCGTGGTCTGTCAGGCATTAAGCAGATATTTGCTTGCGACAACGTAGCCAACCCCGTCAATCGGCGGCTGCAATTCAGAACAAACGGCACAAGTTTGGAGATAGTCAGGTTCAACACTGCTGTGGAGCCGTTCTCCGTGTCGCTACCCATAGGAATCACAGATCGTGGTGTCGGCACAGTTGTTGGGTGGTCAAACGGACTCACATTCGGGGCAATATCGCCGTCAGGCGAAGTGATTGGCACCATGACGGGCGCTCCGAGCGCTTGGGGGCAGAACGCCAGCATTGCGCGCTGGTACTCCCGAGTGACCGAGGGCCTGACGCGCGAACCCTCGTCGCATATGGCTGCGCTTCGTGCGGTTCTAAGAGACCCCGGCGTGCAGGAGGTTCGCAGGGCGCTGCAGCAGAACCCCTGGCAACTATTCCGCGCAGACCCAGTTCGGATCTACAGCCTGGGCGCCGAAGGGGTGTTCAACCTCGATATTTTCAACGCGCTGCACGCGCACACCGCGCCGACTATCGATCTGTCGGCCCTGCTCAATTTGGTCACGACGGACGGCACGCACACCCACACGGCCGACAGCGTCACGCTCGGATCTGCCCACGCGCTTGTTCCGGCCAGCGCCACGCACGCCCACTCAGCAGAGGCCCTAGACCTCTCGGCGGGCCTCGCACTGACCGTCGCCGACGCCCTGCACGCTCAGCAGGCTGACAGCCCGACCCTGACCGCTGCACACACCCTGAACGTCGCAGCGTCGCTCCACGCGCACACAGCCGACCAGCTCCCTGTATCGGCAGCCCTGACCCTGGCCGTGGCCGCCGCGCTGCACGCACAGTCGGCCGAGCGCCGGCAGCTGACATACCCAGGCCTCTTCGCTCAGGATGACTTCTTCGGCTCGTCGGCAGATACGGAGTTGTCGGCGCACAACGCGCAGTGGGTGAAGCACCCGAGTTACAGCAACACGACCACGGTGACTGCCTCAGCCTGGGTTATTGGACCCGCTTCAGGTAGTAGCGCGTACTACCGTACCGAGGTCCCGAGCAGTGCGGACTATGCAGTTAGGGCGAAGATCAAAGTGCTGAGCACTGGTGCATCAGGATACCCAGGCCCGGCGGGACGTATGAGCACGTCGCAAAACACGATGTATGTGGCGCGATATGGCAACGGCAACTGGCAGCTATTTCGGGCACTGAGCGGGACGTTCGCCATCTTGGCGCAGCAAGCACAGAGCTTCGCCAACGGAACCGAACTAGACATCGAACTGCGCATGCAGGGTGACAAGATCCAAGTGTATGGGAACGGCTCGCTTGTCATCGACTACACGGACACCACCCCGATTCTGGACGTGGGGCGTGCGGGGGTTCGCCTGCTCGGAAATGGTAGCGCAGGCTCCGAGCTCGACAACTTCGCCGCCCACACACTCTCCGGAGTCGCGGCGGACCTCAGCACGAACAACGCGCTGCACGCCCACACTGCCCAGACCCCCACGCTCGGCTCGGCACACACCATCGCCACCAGCAACGCAGCGCACGGCCAGGTCGCGGATACAGCAACGCTGAGCGCCGCACACTCGCTCATTGCCAGCAACGCCGCACACACTCATGTCGCAGGCTCCCCGACGCTCGATGTTGGGTTGTCCCTGGCCCCGGCCGACGCGGTACACACTCACCTCGCCGAGAGCCTCGCGTTGTCCGCGGCGCACAACCTTGTCGTAGCCGACGCACAGCACGACCACAGCGCCAGCACAGTTGCACTGTCGGCTGTGCTGAACTTGCTCGTCGACGCGGCAGCGCACGCCCACACGGCCGGCAACTTGACGCTCGACACCGCCAACGCTGCGCAGCTCGTTACCCAGGACGCCACCCACGCGCAGGCAGCCGAGCAGTTGGCCCTGAGCACCGCACTGACGCTTGTTATGCAGTCGGCGATCCACACGCACGGCGCGGATGCGGTGACGCTCTCGGCGAATCTCGGGCTGTCGATTAGCGGCAGCATGCACGCCCACACGGCGGACAACGTCTCGGCGGCGTCGGGGATCTCGCTGACCGTACAGAGCGCGTTCCACGCACACGTCGCTGATGGCCTGGCACTCGATGCTGCACTGTCCCTGGCGATCCACGACGCGCTACACGCCCACTACGCCGACGCGCTGACGCTCACCACGCTGGTCAATTTGCTGGTCAGCGACGCGATCCACGCACACCAGGCAAGCAACCCAACGTTGTACCTGCCGGTGCCGGCCGCCGAGCTGCTGCGCAAATCTGTGTTCGTGCGACTCGCCGAGCTCGTCGCTGTGACTCGACTGAGCCGGCAGGGTGCGACCACCCGAGTCTCGGACGAGCGGGCGTTTGTTCGGGTCGATGACCCGATGACCAACTTCACGAGGCACTGATATGGTCAATGACCTGCCATCGCTAGGTCCGTTCGCCGGTATGAATAACCGCCTACCTGACCATCGGCTGAGGATTGCCGACGGTGGCGACTACCTGCGCAACGCGATCAATGTCGACATCACCGATGCCGGCACCATTCAGCGGCGCAAAGGTAGCACCCTGACTCAGGCCGGCAGCGCCTGCCACAGTCTGTGGGCAGACGGGCCTGCGGCGTATTACGCCGACGGCGACACGCTCTACAAGTGGCCCCGCACAGCGGTTCGATCCGGGCTATTGCCGGGCGCTCGGTGCTCGTTCGCCAAGGCCCCGGACGGCTGGGTCTATTGGTCGAATGGGGTTGTGCTGGAGCGCACCAAAGGCGCCTCCTCAGAACCGGCAGGGATCGCCGTGCCGAATCCTGCGCCGAGCGTTACTGCAACTGTAGGTGGCGCCCTGCCGGCCGGGTATTACCAGGTCGCAATCACTGCAGTTATGGACGGACGCGAATCCGGAGCGACGTGGCCGGCTCAAGTGGCGGTTCCCCAGGGTGGCGTGGTGCAAGTCACAGGCATGCCCGCCGGATTGAAGAACATCTACATGTCGTCGCTTAACGGGGACGTGTTGTTCCACGTGGTGACCACAACATTCACAAGCTACGCGTTCCCCGTGATGCCCAGTCTCGGGGCGCAGCTGCAGACGCTGGGCCTGAGCCCAATGCCGGCCGGGCACATCGTGCGGTGGGACAAAGGGCGCCTGGTAGTCGCACAAGCCAACGTCGCGTACATCTCGGAGCCCTACGCCCCAGGCTGGTTCAGCCCTGGTCGCGGGTATTTGCCGTTTCCGGGGCGGATCACGATGTACCGCCCGGTCGACGGAGGCAGGTACATCGCTACGCACGACAAGACTTGGTGGCTGCCTAGCGGCGACGTCGAAGCAGGGCAGCTGGTCGAGGTGCTGCCCTATGGAGTCGTGGAAGGCACCGACGCGACTGTCGAGAACAGCACGGACGTGTTGTGGTTTTCGACACGGGGAATGGTTCGAGCCAGTGCGGGTGGAGAGGTCAGGAACATCCAAGAGAGCAACGTCGCAGTGGGCGGCGCGCAACGCGGCGCAATGCTGTGGCGTGAGCAGGACGGAATGAGGCAAGCGGTGGCCGCGTTGCTCGGGGTGAGCGACACCCTGGCTCCGGCCCGGACATACATTGCGGCAGACGCCGCGCGTGAAGGAGAGATGCTGTGATTACAACCGAAGGTGCAACCTATCTGGCAGGAGCCGGCGTCAAGGGAACCACGCCAGTGACTCAGTGGTATGTGTTCCCGATCAAGGGCAACTACACACCCACTCCGGCCGACGTTGCCGCGACGTTTCCGACGCTGGCGCAAGAATCCACGGCTTACGAAGGATCAACCCGGGCGACCATCACTTTCGGCACGGTCACGGCAGGAGCGGTAGATAACTCCGCGGCTCCGACCACACTGACCGCGACCGCCGACGAGACGTGGTACGGGGTGGGCGTGTCGTCCGTGCCGACGAAAGGTGCCCTGACCGGTGTGCTGCTGCACGTCCAACGATTCGCCACACCGCGGGCCATGACCACTGGGTCGAATCTGCAAGTGCTGGTCGAGCTGGAGCTTGTGCAGCCGACCCCGTAACACATGATCGACGCCCACATCCTCGTGCACGACGGCACGAAACCCGAATGGCTCGATCGGTGCCTCGCCTCGTTCGAGGGGGAGCCGATCGAGCCGCATATTGTGCGCAACGGCCCGAACATCGGGGCTGGGCGCGCGACGGGCTATGCGCTCGGGCGGCATGCGTTTGTGACATACGTCGATTCGGACGATTACCTGCTGCCCGGCGTAGGCGACGTATGCTTGCTGGCGTTGGAGCGACACCACGCAGTTGTGACCCGCGAATGGGTCGAGTATGAAGACGGGCGCCGACACCCTACGCCGGCAGTCGGGCACAGCCTGGCAGTGTACCGCCGTGCTGATGTGCAGCCGCTGCTACCTCACCTGGCGACTGTTGTGCGTCATGGGAACCGACTGATCAGTCGGCAGCTGCAGCCGGTGCAGCTCGACTTCATTGGGTATGTGTGGTCTCAGCACAAGACGAACACGCACAAGCAGTTCAGCAAAACCGAGTTTGACAAAGAGGTGGCGCGATGCCCCTGGTGACCAAGATCATCATCGAGTTCAACCCATATTCGACGGGCTCGGCCAACGTCCTGTCGGGGTTTGAACTGCCCGCCTGGGAAACCGCCACGTTGGCGTCGACAGCCACTGCCATGACCGGCTTTACTGTCGACGGCGACAACCTCGTCATGGACTCGATGCTCACAACGGCCCGTGCTGAGTTTGACGCACCGGCCGGGCTCGGAGTCGATGAGCCATTGCCGACCGACATCCGCGTGACGGGTTCGACGGACGGCTACGGGGACGTGCCGTACAAGGTCTATTTCGTCGCGTGGGGTGCAGAGTTTGCTGTCGCAAACAACATGCTCAACACGGCGAACGGGATAGACTGGGAAGCGCTTGTTGAGCCGACCGTAGAGACGGTGTCCGGCACGCTGGAACTTGGCGGCGGTGTTTTGGAGACCGTTACGTTCGTCGAGGATGTTGATGGCACGCTGGTGGCTGTTGGTGCCAGCACTACCATGCAGATGTTCGTCGAGACAGTGTCCGGCACCCTGGAGCTTGTCGGCGATGTCAGCACCTGGTTGGGGTTCGTCGAGGCGGTGTCCGGCACGCTTGTTGTGGCTGGCGCCGCCGAAGAAACTGCGACCATCCTTGAGCGAGTCGCTGGGCGGCTTGTCGTTGCAGGTGACGTCACGCTTCTGGGCACGCTGCACGTCGTGTGGGTGAGCAACGTCGCAACGAACGCGTTCAGCCGGTACGAGAACTACCCATACGACAGCTTCGCAAAGATCAACGGGCGCTACTACGGATGCACCGCAGACGGTATCTACGAGCTCGACGGCGAAACGGATAACGAGGCCCCGATTCAGGCGATGGTGAGCTTCGGCAAGCAGGACTTCAGCACGTCAGCCTTGAAGCGCGTGAGCAACATCTACGTCGGCACGAGCTCGGGCGGCAAGTTGTTCGTGAAAGTGTTGGTCGAGGGCGAAGAGTACCTGTACCAGGCGCGGGACGGCTCCGAAGAACTCCAAGTACAGCGCTTCGACCTCGGCCGCGGACTGCGAGCTAACTACCTGGAGTTTGAACTCTACAACGCCGATGGCGACGACTTCGAGCTGGCCTCGGTCGAGTTCGTGGCCGTACCACTGTCGCGGAGGATCTGATGGACCACAAGCGCCCCAAGCTGTGGAACGGCCCTCACGCGCTCGGCGAGGGGCTGGTGCGCGGGCTTGAGCTGACTGGAGCGCCATATCTGAGCGCGCGGGCGGGCGATGTGTACGCGGGGGTGATGCAAGGGAAAGGCGAAGTGAAGTTTGGGGAGGAAAAAGCGGGGGACATTATCTTCACGCCCGTGACGGGGGTGCTTTCCACGGGAAACCTGGAGACAGACCAAGTTGGATATGCTGCTCCGTATGTAGATGAAGAAGGGGCCGCGATTAATCCGCCGCTGGGCACCGAGACGCTTAACCCCAAGCAGTACAGCTTTTATAACCAGGAGCCTCCTTTGAATGCGTGGGTGGCCAAGGTGCGCGGCAAATCCACCAGACTTGAGCGTGAGCACACTCGCTTGTACGGGGGTCGCACCTGGTTCGGGCGCAGACGAAAGCGAGTGCTGTCGTGGAGCGGGCCGTCATCACGGTTTGACCATCCCACTGTGTCAAGCATCGCCGGGTGGGGTATCGCCCCCAGCGCGCTGGTTACGGTCCGCAGCATCCTCTACGATTCTTCGGCCGACGAGTACCTGCGCACTTGGCGTTATGCGTCGTTCCCGGACGTGCTGGTGTTCGAGGATGAGCGCGTGGTGTTTGACGCGCTCGAAGCTGGGCTTGCCACAGCCACCACGATCCCAGCCACACCTGTCCTAACATACAGTCGCGCAGTAATGGGGGCAGCCATCTACGAAGGCAAGCTGCGGGTCGTGATGGGGACCGGGCGTAGGCAGGCGACACACACCTTCACCTTCTATGAAGCCCCGCTGACAGGCGTAGGGGTTGCGGACTACACCGAGCTGACCGAGATCGCCTCGTACTCCAGTGCACATACCATGATGTCTGACTGGTATTTCGATGCGAAGGGTGAGAACGCGGTCTGCACGTTCGACACCGGGGAGGCCTACTCGGTGGTGAGATTCAACGGACTCAGTTTCGAGGTGGTCCAGTCGAACACGCACGTCGAAACCAAGATCACCTCGAACCCGCAGATCGACCCGCACGGGACCACCACGTACACCCTCCACCTGACGAAGTCAGCTCAGACGTTCTACGCCGACTACGCAGAGACCACCCTCGTGACTGCGCAATGCCTTCCCTATGAGGAGGTGTCCACCATGACATATACCATGGACGAGGCTGGGGGCGATGAGGGGCAGCCGGATTCAAGCACCAACATTGTAGCCGCAGTCAGCCAGGAGCTGGTGCGGGACTGGACCATTACGCACGGAGGCATCAAGTCCGGGAGTGGCACGCTCACGCTGCCAGCAGGAATGGGGTCGGGCACCGGGTCGGCCACCAACAGCTTCGACGGCACGACGCTTTTCTACACGCACACCCACTCTGGATCTCGCACCGAGCAAGCATTTTCACTTGTTTTCGTGGATGCGAGGGTGGATGCAGCAGTGGTCCTGTACCGGGAGTCCGTCGCGACGTGGGAGTTCTCCACTGTGCTGGAGGACGTGTGGGGCACCATCTCGTATCCGGTGTCTGGGCCAGGCACAACGACGTACCGCTACATGCTGAAAGGGCGGATAGATGGTGCGAGCTACAGCGCTACCTTGGAGGAATACACCGTAGCGGTGGCGGAGATGGATGAGTTCGTTCCACTGGCCAGAAGCAATCTGTACGCGCCAGGCTTCACCGGCACGCAAGTTTCAACACAGGCGTCTATGGTCGTTCCGAGCGTGCCAAGCTCTCTGGCATCTTCCCTCGGGGTTGCGGGGGAACAGCACCTTTACGGGTACGTGCACGCCAGACTTTCGTCTGCCACAGATCCTCCCGCGCGGGTGTTCGACCGGGCGTATTTCGCGTCAAGCTCAGTCAAAAAGAAGATTGAGAGCAAGTTTCCAGACCAGCTGAGTACGCTGCTCTTTACGAATATCGCATCCGTATGACGGGAGCCAAAATCATGTCAGCAGAAGCACAAGTTATCGCGATCATCGACCAAGCCTTGGCGGTGGCGCAACAGAAGGCCGATGAGTCGGCAAGCTACGCCGATCAGGCGATTACAGCGTCTAGTGGCTTTGCAAGTACGAATCCGGTGCTTGTGTCGTTCACACCGAAGAGCAACCTGGAGCCGAGTGTCCTGATCCCTAACGCTGCTGCGGGCGTCGATGGGGCACTGTACGACTCGACTTACGGGCGCATCCAGGCGGATCTGACCGGAGCCTTTACGAACTTCTTCGTCGAGTATTTCCCGAACGAGTGCGACTACCTGGCCAAAGCCCAGAGCGCGTTGTGTGCCATGCTTGACGGCAGCACCGGCATTCCCGCGCATGTCGAAGAGCAAATATGGCAGCGAGACCGCGCACGAGTGCTGAACGAAGTGGGGCGCTCCCATCGCGAGGTGTTGGCCACGTTTGCCGGTCGCGGGTTTCCGTTGCCGCCAGGTGCGGCTCAGCACCAGCTCAGCACGATGCAGCAGGATGCTCAGGATAAGGTGGCGCAGCAATCCCGTGACGTGGCCATCAAGCATGTCGAAATCCTGATCGAGAATCTGCGTTTCGCCGTGCAGCAGGCGCTCGACTACCGCATCAAGGGGATCGCAGCGGCGGCTGACTACATCAAGACGCTTGCGATCGGACCCGAGATCGCCATGAAGCTGGCGACAAGCGCAGCCGATGCCCAGGCGCGGCTGATCGGCGCAGCAAATAGCTACTACGGCAGCCGTATCCGCGTAGAAGAGCTGCGGTTCGAGGCATTGAAGTGGAACAGCAACGTCCAAAACGCCGCACAGGCGGTCGACGTGAACGCCCACGCTGAGCGACTGAAGGCGCGTGCGCAGGTGCTGGCCCAGGCGGCGCAGGCTGCGGGCACTCAGGCAGCTGCAGCACTCAACGCGGTTCATGCGTCCGCGCAGGTGGCTGTACAGGCTGAGAGCGCTTAACCCCCTATAGGGCTGGATCTCCAATTCGAGTCAGGGGGAGTATCCGGCAACCGCCACTCAGGAGTCAGTCATGTTCGGATTGAATCGCAACAACAGTACCAAGCGCGAGGCGCAGCCAGAGAAGAAGGAGCCGGGACTTGGCTTGATCAGGGGGCCTGGAACCGGCACGTCTGACAGCATTCCCGCCAAACTCCCTCGTGGCAGCTACATCATGCCGGCAGACTCGACCGACCAGATCGGCGCAGATCGTCTTGCTCAAATGGGTGCGCGAGGGCTGCCCGGGTTCAATGGGATGCCGCGCGGCAAAGTCGATGCCCGCGTCAGCAAGGGCGAGTTCGGCATGCCGCCCGAGCAGGTGCATGCGGTGGGCGTTCAGGCGCTTGACCAGCTTCGCGATGCGACGCATGCGCCTAAGCTCGGGTTGCCCGGCTACAAGCCCAAGACCCAAGGAACCGAGTCGAAGGAGCCGGGACTCGGCTTGCGCCGCCCACCCCCGGCCGCGCCGGCACAGGAACCGAAGCTCGGACTGAGGCGCCAACCCCCGGCCGAGCCTGCGCCTGCACCCAAGCTCGGGTTTCGGATGCCGGATGGCAGCCTTCCCTTCAAGATTGAGGAGCAGGCGCCCGGGCTCGGGCTGAGGCGGACGCCGCCGGCAGAGCCTGCGCCCGCGCCGAAGCTTGGCTTGCCAGGTTTCAACAACCGACGTTCTGACGCCACGCCGCAAGAGCCTGGGCTTGGCCTTCGCCGGCCGGGCAGTCGGCAGCCACTCAATTTCGCCGACGGCGGGATGGTCGACGATGAAACTCGGCTGCGATCAGCGCCAGGATCCTCCTTCACTCGCTCGCCCACCATGGGCGAGACAATGAACCAGACGAACACCCAGCGCGCCGAGCGCACCGGCACCGGTCTGTACGGAACGCCACGAACCGGTGCGCAGATTGCGTCCGATCGCGGCTTGCCCGGCTACCAGGACAGGGTGAATGCGATTCCGGGGGCGTCCCCGTTTCAGCTGGAGACATCGGCCCGCCTGAGTAACCCTCAAGGGGCGACATCCCCGCTTGCTGGCACAACCACTCAACCCACCTCCAAGTCGGTACCCAGCGCCCCTGCCGCCGGTGTCGCCCCCAGCGCAGTCACCACCCCCAGCACGCCCTTCGCGGACTGGCAGTCAAGCGCTTCGCAGCAGGAACGCGACAAGGCCGCTGACGGCTATCGTGAGGCATGGCAGGCGCAGGCCCCGCGCGGGCTTCAACGCGCCGGCCGTGACGCGACAACGCTCTACAACGCCGAGCAGGCGACTCGCGGTACCGGCATCACGGCCACACGAGGACCGAACGGCGTCATGTCGTTCTCGGGCGACGGCGCCAATGCCCTGCCGCAGTCCTACACCCAGGGCATCGACATGAACCTGGGCAACGAGCGCATGGCCAGGGCCAATCAGATCCGCGCCGGCATGGGTGACCTGCAGGCGCAGCGCGACTTTGGCAGCGGTGCCGCACTCTCTCGTCAGATGTCGCAAGAGGAGATCGAGCGCGGCCTGCTGACCGGCAGCAGTCGAAGCGGCCGACAGGTCGCAGCTGGCCTGATGAATAGCCGGCGCGAGGCCGAGATTGCCCAACAACAGCAGGCGCTCGAGGGGCAGCGGTTTGGCCTGGATCGCCAGCGGCTGGGTATTGAGCAGCAGCGCGCCGAGACTGACGCTCGAGCCCGGGGTTATGAGCTACGAGGGCTGGAGCGTATCGAGGGGCTGCAACAGCAGTTCGAGACGGAAACGGATCCGGCGAAACGGGCTCAGCTGGCGGAGCGGCTGCGGGTTCTGACCGGCCGTGAGCGCGATACGGCGGGTCTCGAGAAGGCTCGCATCGATCTCGTTGGGAACCTGTACAAAACCTACGCCGAGCAGAAGGCATACGATAAAGACAACAAGATGCCCCTGTTTGATCAATGGGCCGCGCCAGCGCTGGGGATGGCTGGAGGAGGGCAGTCTCAGGGAGCAGGGCAGCAACAATCTTTATCGCGCCCGGTGGGCGCCACATCGAGGGTCGGTGGTAGAACTGCTGTGTGGGATGGCGCTAAGTGGGTAGAGAGGACTTAGCTTAGCGCGGGGATGGAGGAGTGATGATGCCGTTCTCCCAATCCGGAGTCGGCTCATTACCGTACAACCTGTTGCACGCCTGAAAAATTTGGATGGCGGCGGAAGACATGCTGGTCTCACGGCCTTCCGCCGCAAAGCACTCGTCGGTCGAGTTGTACTTGGAGAAGAATCCCCGCCCCGACCCCCACTTTACGCTGTCAATGCCTGCGGGGTACTTGTCGTGGCACGCACGGATGGCCGCATGGAGTACCTGCTGATGGCGCACTCCTGGTACGGACTCGATGATGCACTCCGCAAAATTCCCAGCACTGGCGACGGCCGGCGCGAGTAGGGCAGCGAGGGCGAGCATCCTAGTTGTGGTCAAAGCTCGAAAATATAGAATTGGCGATAGCCTAGGAGATGAAATGCTTGGCCTTGTCGAGCAAAAGTCTTGCTTTTGCAATGGCTTCGCTGCATTTTTCGCCAGATAAGTCTTTGTTTAACTCATAGTCTGCGTGAACTCTATACGGCTTCAATACACCTCGGGCCATATATCCTATCTGCCGTATTTTCATGTATTCAGACGAATGTGTTGTTTCGCAGCTAATCAGTTGACTATAAAGTCGGCTATGACTGCCTTTTGCATTCGGATCGGCTGGCGGCAGGGTCAAGCTGTCAGCCAATCCAAGCGCGGTGTGATAAACGGCGTAATAGCTTCGACTGACTGCTGTTCGATTTACGATTTCATCGTTGAATCCAGTCTCAATAATACGTTCAGCGAATTTCAGTAAATCTGCAGGAGTATTCGCCATTAGTGATCACCGGAACAAAAGCCAACATGGACGAATGAATGAGGCGAGTCCGGCAGAGTGGCAAAAAGCCGAGCACTGTACTCCCACTCGAGTTCTGCCAGTACTTCTGGTCTTTGTTTCACCGGAAGATGGATGGTCATCGTCTTGTCCAATGAGTACACAAAGAAAGATGGACCGCCGGTCGTAAGCAGCCCTCTCTCTCGCAGCAATTCACCAGCTAAATCAAGCATAGGAATCACGTCAGTGGACGATACTCCATGGGCGTCAAAGACTCGCAAGGCATCTCCCGCAATTTCTATCCGGCTATCCACGAACATGGCCCTCCTAAAATCTAAAACGCACCAGACACAATTGCCGGCAATCTCTTGAGAGGACACATCTTCATCGCTAAGCTGAGAAGCGTATTTCGCAGCCTCAGAGAAAAATCCGGACGTTATTAGCGTATTTATATTGTATGGAAGGCGTTCACCAGATTGAGATGTGTTCAGTGACTTCCTGACAGCGTCGATAGCTGCTTCATATTTTCCGGCAACCATAAGCAGTGACCCAAGATAGGCAAAATGCGCCATCACATCATGAGCCTTAACTGCGTCTATCTGCCTGCGAAGCCTGCCCAAGAGCAATTCATCGCGAACTATTGTCCCGTTACCACGTAACGCGTTAAGCTCGTCGATGAACTTCTGAGTGTCGAGTTGTGGGAGCGGCATTCGGCTAAAATCTATTCCGAGAACATAACAGCGATTCAGCCCAAGCTTTGCGCCTGAGCCCTCCGGGTGCGTTGAGATTAGCACTTTTTGAGAGAGCAATATGTGGATAACTCCCCTGGCTGTGGATAAGGCTGTTGATAACTCATTGTATTTTTCTATCGCTTTTATAGTTTAGAAATATCGTTTACTTCTTGCCCTTGTATCACCCCCTGTAGGGCGCAGCGATTCCGCCCCCTGCACCCCATCATCCGGAGATCGTGTATCTGGATGAGAGGCGGTGATGGCCGAGATTGACTGGGAAAGTGGGCAGATCGGTTTCCCTGCCAGCGCAGGGGATGAGATTGACTGGGATGCAGGTGAGATCACGGAGCCGCCTGCACCCAAAGGCATCACCGGCCACGCCCGAGACCTGGGGCTTTCTGCGCTGAAGTCTGCCATTGCAGTACCCGAAACCCTCGTCGGCCTGGCCGACATCCCGACCGGTGGCCGCGTTGGCAAGGCCCTGGAGAACGAGGGTGGCTTGTTTGGCTTCCGACCGAAGGAGGCCAAACAGTTCCTGAGCGACCAGCACACTGATCAGTACAAGGCGCAGCAACGCGAGTTCCAGGAGGCAGACGGTGTACTGGCCAAGACGGGTGTGGCGCTACAGAACCCGTCACTGATCGCCAATACGGTCATGGAGTCAGCTGCCCCCATGCTGGCTGGCGGTGTTGCGGCGCGCGGGCTGCGCGCACTGGCGCCGCGAATGTCTGCGGTTGCAGCGGGCGCGACCGGCGAGGGCGCCGTCATGGCTGGCGCACAGGCAGAGTCGATTCGCCAGGAGACCGATGACGGGCTGCTGACATCGAACCAGAGTGGTGCGGCTGCGCTGACCGGGGTGCTAGGGTCACTCTTTAGCTTTGGCGGCGCCAGTCTGGCCAAACGCCTGGGAATCGGTGACGTCGACACAATGCTCGCACGCGGTTCGCTGACCCGGCAGGACGTTGCTGGCGAGTTGGCACGCATGCCGGCGAAAAGCGTCCCGCGCCAAGTGGTTGAGGGCGCGATTACCGAGGGATTCCTCGAGGAACTGCCGCAGTCGATCTCCGAGCAGATCATTCAGAACCTGGCGCTCGACAGGCCGTGGAGCGATGGCGTTGAAGACGCGGCCGTGATGGGCACGTTGGCCGGGATGGTGATGGGCGGCGGCGCGTCGATAGCGAGCGGGGTGGCAGGGCGTCAGGCTGAGCCGCAGGGCAACGCTGCCACGCCTGTCAGCCCTCCACCCGACCCTCAAGCCAGCCCGCAAACGACCGTCGAGCCCCCGGTGATTGACGAAGCCGCGCTTGGCCGTGCTGGTGTCTATCCGCCCGCGCCCGCGCCGATCATCAACGATCGCGCACTTGACCCTGTCGCAACCCCGTCCCAGCGGATGGGCCTTGATCCGAGCACCGGCCCGATGTCAGCGGCGGCTGCGCTGGCGGTCGATTCGGGCGCAACGTCGGCAATCAGCCCAGCGCCGGAAGTTGTGAATGCGGACACCGGTGAGATCACTCGTCCGGAACAAGCGCCATTGCCGTTTGAGCAACCTCAGCAGCAGCCGGATGAAACGCTTGCCGGGATGCGCGAGCGTCTTGCTTTCATCGAGCAACAGGCGCGAACGAATGGAGGATGGGATCGCCGTCTCATCGAGGAACGAACCCGACTACAGAACGCGATTACCGCGGCCGGTCCCCAGCCTGAGCCTGAAGTGCCCGCCGCGTTGCAGCCTGAGCCGTCGCCACCGGCGCAGACCATGACGCCGGACGCCGGGGCGGATCAAAACCCGATCAAGAACGGATCAGACGCTCCGCAGGCAGCTGGCGCCCGCTGGGATTCGATGGATGCCAACGCACGAGCCGCCGTACTGGCGCGCCAAGGAGGCTGGGCGACGAAGTCGGGCTTCTTGAATGTGGTCGGCAAGAACCTGATGGGCCGCGGCTGGGAGGCAGTGCCGGAAAAGGCACGCGCCCGGATCGAACGACTGATTGCACAGGACGAGGAGGGCCAAGATGGCGCAATCGCTGTTGCACGAAACGATGCCAGCGTACCTGCGGCGAGCAATACGGAAGCGGGCGCTGACGTGGGAAGAGGCGCAGGCGATACGGTGCCACAGCGCAATGTGCCCACCGTGGGAGGACTGGACCCCGCTGCCACCGCAACTGCAGGTAGCCGCGAGCCGGCTGAATCTGCTGGAGACGCCGACAATGGGCGGGCGACAGTAACGCCTGCCAGCATTGCCGGTAAGCGCATCAGCCGGGAATGGACCGCCTTTTCGCAGACGTCAGGAACGCTGAGCATTCCGCGCGCCGAGATGCCCCAGATCAAGGCCGAGCACCGCGGCGCCATGGTCAATTTCATGAATGCGCGTGGCGTGACGCATGAGCAGGCAACGATGGATGCCGGTGACCTGAAACCGACCCAGGCCGAGTTTTCGCCTGCCAAGGTCGCCCGGGCAAAGCGATTTGATGGTGGTGACCGTTCGATCCTTGTTTCGTCCGATGGTTATGTGCTCGATGGCCACCATCAGTGGCTTGCCAAGCGGGAGGCGGGTGAGCAGATCAAGGTCATTCGTCTGAACGCGCCTATCCGCGACCTGGTGACCTTGGCACGAGAGTTTCCGAGTTCGACGAACGCGTCGGGCGCATCCAGTCTGCCCGCTCAGTCAGTGAGCCCGACGAAACCAAAGGCTGCAGTTGCGCGCAAGTCCCGCGCCGCGGCTGACGCATACGCGCAGCGCTGGTTCGAGATGACCCTTGCGGAGCGGGAGGCCTTGGCGCTCTCCATTGGACAGCCAGGGATCTTTGCCCTGAAAACGGCGCAAAAGCGCTGGGATCGATTGCTCGAGAAGGTGCGCGAGAGTCTGGCTGCAAAGATGTCGCAGACCGAAGGCAAGCCGGAGATCGACACCGCCAAAGACCAGGCGACCAATTCTGATGCCCAGACTAGGCAGAAGGGACCTGAACAAGCAGCAGATATCGACTCACGCGCACTTGCTGCAGCCATCGCGCCGCAGGCCACAGAGCTTGATCTGCGCGCCAAGTCGCACGAGGTCGAGCGTGATGGCGACGTCGGCGTGGTCATGGGTAGCGGTGACGTGCGCTTTGTGTCTCTAGCTGAGGCTGCTGCAGCAACACGAAGCGAGATTGACGGCGGCACACCGGCTACGCCGTTCCAGATCCACAACGCTACCGGCATCCGCATCGGCGATGCTCAGCGCGCAATCGACGCCGCGAACAAAACCAAGGCGTCCGAGATCGCTGACTTCGGCGAGAAGCTGGGTGGTGCACGCAAGGACCGCGATGCGATGCGGGCAGCGTTCGACAAGGTTCCAACTGATGCCGAGATCGAGCATCTGCCACTGAGCAAGCTATGGCCGGCAAGCGAGACCGACAAGATCGAAGACCCTTTCACTGCTGCTGTGATGTTTGCGTCGCGCGCCGAGATCCCGGCTAAGCCGCGCAAGGGCTACAAGGTTCGCGCTTGGGCGGAGAAGGTAAAGCTATTTCGTGGGGTGGTGCAGCGCGCCCTGGGTGACGTGACCCGCGAGCAATTCCTTGCAGAGATGCGATCGCACCGCGCACTGGATGGCTTCAGGGCCAAGCTGGCGCTACTGGAGGCAATCGACCGGCAGCACTGGAAGCGCATCGGTGAAGTAAATGAGTACCCGGACGCCTACCGCTTCGGCGAGGACGGCGAGAAGATTCGCAGTTCATTTGTTTCGGTGACGATCGACGGCCGCGCCGAACACTTTAGCGGTGTTGGCTCAGTGGCCGATGCGCTCGATGCCGTCCGCGAGCGGTTGGGCGATGGGCCCGCTGAGAGTCGATTGCAGTTCGACGTATACAGCAAGGGCGGCGCTTACTTCATCGCCAAGGCTGGCGATAAGGAGAAGCGCGCGCTCAGGCGCTTCCCGTCAGCAAAGGAGGCGATGGAGTACCGCAAGTCGAACCATGACGACCTGGTGGCGGCATGGGAGGCAGTGAAGGACCGCGACAACGTAAAGAAGACCGACGTACGCCGCGGAGAGAATCGGGAGCGGGTCGGTCACGACTGGCGTGGCGGCAAGGATGTGACACCGGAGCAGTTCATCGAGGAGCTTGGCTTCCGTGGTGTGGAGTTTGGCAACTGGGTGGAGCAGGGCAAGGGGGCGAAGGAGCGTCAGGGCATGCTCAACCAGGCGTACGACGCACTGCGGGATCTGGCCGACGTGGTGGGCATTCCGCCGCGCGCTGTCTCGCTGGACGGCACGCTCGGGCTTGGCTTCGGCTCTCGCGGGAGTGGGCGGGCGTCTGCGCACTTCGAGTCCGACACGTTGGTGATCAATCTCACCAAGACGCGCGGGGCCGGCTCGCTCGCGCACGAGTGGTTCCACGCGCTGGACAACTACTTTGCTCGCTACCGAGGGGTTCCGACGTTCAAGGGCAATCAGGCTCAATATCGGCGCGAGGCGTTCATCACCTATAACCCAGAGAGCTTCTATACCCACAAGACTACGGGCACCATCCTGCCGCAGCGTGCCTTTGAGGTCATGATCAAGGGCGAGCGGCATCCAGAACATGGCCGCTTGAGCAGCCGCGCGATGGATCGTGCGCAGTGGGAGCTGAAGGAAGGGGTACGGCCCGAGGTCGGTGAGGCATTTTCCGGCGTAGTGAAGGCGCTCGACGAGTCGCCGATGGCGCAGCGTTCGGCACTGAACGACAAGGGCGCGACGGATGGCTATTGGTCGCGCATTATCGAGCGTGCGGCGCGAGCCTTCGAGGGCTACGCGATACATAAGATGGCGCAGCGTGGCCACCAGAACGACTACCTCGCCAATGTGGTGCCTGCGGCAGATTTCGTGCGCGACGCCGGACGCTACCCGTACATGCTCGAAAGCGAGATGGCACCGGTTGCCGAGGCGTTCGATGCGCTGTTTGCCACAATCCAGACGCGTCGCACTGATCGCGGCGAAGCGCTGTTCTCCTTCGCCGGCCGCGATGCCGAGACGGCTGACCTGCATGGACTGGGCAACGCGCAACGCCGCATCGCGGCTGGCGAGAACCCGGAAGCGGTGCGCCAGGCGACCGGCTGGCATCGCGGAGCGGACGGCATGTGGCGTTTCGAGATCAGCGACGAGCAGGCGCGTCTGGCGGTAGGCGGTAAAACGGCGGCCGAAGTGCTTGATGCCGCGTCGCTCGACGGCCCGAATGTGCGCGTGGCTGACATGCTGGATCATCCGCAGCTGTTCGCAGCCTACCCACACCTGGAGAACATTCGCGTCGAGTTGATGCCGGCCGGCGAGCGCGCAGCGGCCAGGCTGATGCGATCGGTCACCGGTACTCGGCTTCAGATCCGCGGCAGTCTGAAGAGTGAGACGCTGCCGTCGGTGATGCTGCATGAACTGCAACACGCCATCCAGAACGCCGAAGGCTTCGCCACTGGAGGGAGCGCGCGCAATCTCACGAGCGACCTGGATCGATCAGGCGCCGAGACCTACCGCCGACTGGCCGGAGAAGTGGAGGCGCGAAACACGCAAAGCCGCATGCGGATGACTGACGCCATGCGCCGGCAGGTGTCGCCAGAACTGACCGCAGATGTGCCAAGCGACGAAGTGATCGTGACCTTCAATGGCCAGGTCTTGAGTACGGCGCCGAAGAATACCGGCAGCCGGTTGCCGGTGAGTGAACGCGGCCTGTTGCGCGCGCTGCGGTACCAGTTCCCTGGTCTGGTGGAGCCGACGCGGAGAATGCTCGAGCGCGGCCGAGCGGGCACCAAAGGCGGCCTGGTGGTGATCGATAGTGCGGACCCGCTACGCGTGGCAGGCACGTTTTCGATGAAGACGGGGCGTGCGCTGGATGACTCGATTGAGCTGTTCAGCGAGGCCGCTACCGTGAACGGGTTTTTCGATCCTCGTTCCGGCCTGATCTTCCTTGTTGGGCCGAACCTGGATCCGATCACGGCACCTGCGGTGCTGTTGCACGAGATGATTCACGGTCAGCAGCGCGAGAAGATTGACGCGCAAGCGATGGCAATGTTGATGAACCGCAGTCAGGAAAAGGATGCATCCACTCGCGCCTTTCTCGATCGCGTGGCGCAGCGCATGGTGGACGCCGGTGCGGCTGCCGACAGCAAGGAGGCCGCTGCCTACATTGTCGAGCAGGCGGTGATCGAGGGGCGCAGTCGCGGGTACCGAGTTGCCGATTCGAAATTCCTGGACTGGGTAGGCGTGACACTCGGGCCGCGCGTGGCAGAGTTTGTTCGCAGCGTGGCGGCCATGGTGCGGACATGGATGATTCGGCACGGTGGCATCACGACGCTGACTGTGGATGATCTGGTCGGGTATGCGATGGCTGGGGTGGAGCGGGCTGCCAGTGGAAGGGCGGGTGCCGGCAGGAATGCAGTCCCGGCAACGAGCATCGGGCCAGACGGCATGGCGGGGGCGATTCGTGCGGTTATCGACGCCGCGCGCTCGCCAGGTCACGCGCCACAGAAGGCGAACCTCGGCGGTGTGGCGGACTGGCTTGCCGATGAGGCGAAGGCACGAGCAGGCCTGAATATCGCCGGCTTTACCCATGTACTCGACGGGTCGGCTGTTCGACACATGCTGAATCGGCACACAAATCCGACGATTGAAAAGAACCGCGGCCAGATCCCTCTGACCGATGCGGATATCGCAGCCGCAGCTGAGGTGATTGCTGAGCCTGATCAAGTGGTGCTCGGCACAAAGACGCAGGGGCGCAAGGACCAGATTGCGTATCTGAAGCGCCAGGCCGACGGCTCAATTTTGTACTTGGAGGAGGTCAGGAGCGGCCGGCGCGAACTGGCGGCCGTCTCAATGCGGAAGTACCCCGCCGCGAAGGATTTCAGTGACATCGTAGCCACTCTGCCTTCCAACGCCCGAAGCGACGGCGGGGATGGGTTGATTGTAGTCTCCCCTCCTGGAGGCGGCAATATCCAGTTCAGCCGCGCCGGAGTCACCTCGCAGCAGATCGCCCGGAATATCGGCGACGGCCTCAAATCAATCACGGTACAGAACATCAGACAAGCCGGTCGGCACAAGCTGACCGACTGGCTGAAGCTTGGCCTTCAGTTTCTGGGCCGGCGTCAGCTGGTGGAGGTCTATGGTGACGTACTGCCGCTCGCCCACTATGACCGCCTGGCCGCACAGATGGAGGCGGACAAGAACGACGTTGGCGCCACGGCCGACGATCTTGCCCGGCGCTGGGGCAAGCTGCCCGACGAACAGCGGCTCGCCGAGCTGATGCATGACGCGACCCTGGCCCAGGTCGATGCAGACTCAGCCGTCCCCTATGTCGCTGGTGATGACCGGATGCGCAGCACGATGCTCAAGGGGCAGTTCAAGGCGCTGAGCGCAGACGCCCAGAAGGTCTATCGAGAGGCCCGCGACCACTATCGCCGGCATCATGCTGAAGTGCGTGATGCGATCCGCGATCGCATTGGCCGCAGCGAACTGAAAAACGAGCGCAAGGCCGAGATCCTGAAGCGTATGGATGACGACTTTTTCAAAGCGGTGAAGGGCGTCTATTTTCCGCTGGCGCGATTCGGTCAGTACGTGGTGGTGGTCAAGGACGCAGCCGGAAAAGTTGAGAGCGTTTCCAGGGCGGAGACCATGCTCGAGGCCGAGGCCATGCGCCGCGAGATGGTGAAGGCGTTTCCGGCCCGCGATGGATACCGGGTGGGGCGCGTTGTGCTGAGCAAGGAGTTTGTCGCCAGCAGGGACATGGTCGGCCGCGGATTCATGACCGAACTCTACGAGGCGCTCGACCAACAGAATCTGCCTGCCGCTCAGCTGGCGGAACTCGAGGACACGCTCGGCCAGCTTTACTTGTCGAGCCTGCCCGACCTGTCGTGGGCAAAGCATGGCATCCATCGCAAAGGCACACCCGGCTTCAGCCAGGATGCACGTCGCGCGTTTGCACAGAACACTTTCCATGGTGCGCGGTATCTGGCCAAGCTGCGGTACGGCGACCAGATGCAGACTGAGCTCGATCGGATGCAGAAGCACGTCGACGAGATGAGCAGCGCCGATGGCTTCGACCAGCCTGGTGCTCAGCGAGTGGTGGACGAGATGAACAAGCGCCACGACGCGATGATGAACCCGAAGAGCAATCCGCTCTCGACAGCCCTCACCAGTTTGGGCTTTGTCTATTACCTGGGCCTGTCGCCCGCTGCAGCGGCCGTCAACCTGTCGCAGACCGCATTGGTTGCGTATCCGGTGATGGGGGCCAAGTGGGGGTTCAAGAAGGCAGGGGCAGCGCTCCTGAAGGCCTCTGGCGAGACGCTGGCAGGCAAGAACGACATGAGAAGCCAGCTGACCGACGCCGACGAGATTCGAGCGTACGACGAAGCTGTACGCACCGGCACCATCGACGTGACCATGGCGCACGACCTGGCCGGCATCGCGCAAGGCGAGGACGCCAAGGTGATGTGGAAGATCCGGCCTGTGATGCGCATGGCCAGCTTCTTGTTCCACCACGCTGAGCGCTTTAACCGGCAGGCCACCTTCATCGCAGCCTACCGGCTGGCCAAGGAGGCCGGCAGTCATCATGACAGCGCCTACGAACAGGCGGTGAAGGCGACCTACGACGGGCACTTCGATTACAGCGCCGGGAACCGGCCGCGGGTCATGCAAGGCAACGTGGCGCGCGTGGTGCTGCTGTTCAAGCAATACGCGCAGAACATGATCTTCACGCTGGCAAGAAACGCCTATCAATCCGTTGCCGGTGAGTCAGATGAGGTGAAGCGCGAAGCCCGCAAGGTGTTCGGTGCCTTGCTGACAACACATGCGGCCGCTGCCGGTGTGCTGGGCCTGCCGTTTGTGGGGACGCTGCTGACCATGGCCTCCGCGATCGGTGGGAGCGACGACGAACCGTGGGATGCCGAAGCCGCGTTGCGGAACATGCTGGCCGAGACATTTGGCCCGACGGTATCCGAGGTGATCTCGAAGGGCTTCTCGCGGCTCACGCCTTGGGATATCTCTGGACGGGTGGGGCTGAATAACCTGCTGCTTCCGGATGTGCAGGAGAGCCTTGAGGGGCAGCGCTGGGCTGAGTCGTTCGCGACGGCGATGCTGGGGCCGGTGATCGGCATGGGGGCGAATGCTGCCAAAGGCGCGCAAAAGATGGCTGATGGCGATTACGGCAGAGGCCTTGAGGACATGCTCCCCATCTTCATGCGAAACCCCATCAAGGCCTATCGACTGTGGGATGAAGGTGCAATCGACCGTTCTGGCATCGCAATCAAGGACGAGGTGAGCACGGCCGGTGCGCTTGGGCAGCTTGCAGGCTTCTCGCCGTCCGAGGTTCGTCTGGCGTTCGAAGGTCGTAGCGCGGTGTTCCGCGCCGACAGACGGCTTGCCGAACGACGCGCCGAGCTCATGTCTGGATTTGCCCGGGCGGCAATGGACAAGGACGCCGAAGCGATGGCGCAGGCTCGAGACGCGATTGCAGCCTTCAACCAAGCAAACCCGGGCAGACGAATCACGGCGCCGCAGATGTGGCAGAGCGTGCGCGCTCGACAGCGTCGGATCGACCAGGCTCAGGACGGGGTGTATCTGCCGAGGAATCGGCGTGACGCTCTGGAAGCAGGGAGGTTTGCGAATCCCTGACAGCCTGGGCGTCCCTCGCAGTGGTGGTGTCGACATCCGACGTGACATATTCGCACCACCACTCCTGCAGGCATCGGCGCCGATCTTCAGCCCGCTGGATGCCAGCGAGCAGAATCCCCCGCTTTGTCACTCGACGCAAAACGACGTCGAACAATGGCGGTAGCAGCGAACGGTCGAGCCCGCAGGTGCGCTCGACAATGCGCGCCCGCAGCGTCGGGCGGCCGAAGGCATTCGGGACGTTGAACACATCAACATCCAGGCGGCCGGCCACGCCTTCGTCAGCGCGGGCAGCGTCCCGTTGCCGGCGGATACCAGACGCGCAAAGAAATTGCAGGACAGTATCCGTCCGAACTGATGGCGGCGTACAAAGTAGGGCGCGCCGTGGGCAATCCGAAGTCACAAGGGTCGGCTCTGGTTCAGCAAGTTTGATAACCGCCCACAGATTTGATAACCAAACCTGTGTTGTGGGTAACAGCCTGAACGCCTTGTGGTGCGAGGGAAGAGACTCGAACTCTCACGCCTTGCGGCGCTGGAACCTAAATCCAGTGCGTCTACCAATTCCGCCACCCTCGCGAGGTGCCGCTCTGAAACGAGGATGCGGATTATACACATCCGCAGGGCTTGGCGTCTTCGGCGATGTGCGGTCATTCAGGAAGCGAACAGGCGTTCTGCAGGGGAGGGGGGCAGGTTCAGAAAGGTGATGGACTGGCCAGGACGAGCGTCTGCGCGCTTGCTGGATGCGTCAGTGAAAGCCTGCTGGCGTGCAACATCAGTCGATCGGCTCTGGCGACAGCATCCGGACGCCCGTAAAGCGCGTCACCGAGTATGGGATGGCCAATGCTCATGAGATGAACTCGCAGTTGGTGGGACCGTCCGGTAACAGGCTCCAGCTCAACCCTTGTCAGGTTTTCATCCGGCTGACGTTGGACGACGCGATACCGCGTCAGTGATGGTTTGCCAAGAGACCGGTCAACCTTCTGCAATGGCCTGTTGGGCCAGTCGGTGATAAGCGGATGAGCAATTTCGTTCTGGTCACTTTCAATCAAACCGTCTACGACCGCAATGTAAAGCTTGGAGACTTGGCGTGCCTGAAACTGCATGCTGAGTGCGCGATGGGCCACTGGATTTCGCGCCAGGATCAACAGTCCGGAAGTTTCCATGTCGAGACGATGAACAATCAACGCGTCTGGGTAGTCGTCCCGCACACGGCTCAGCAAGCAATCGGACTTCTCGGCGCCTCGTCCCGGCACGGATAGCAAACCGGATGGTTTGACGACTACAAGCAAGTCATCATCCACGTATGGATAGTGCAGTACGCTTCGAGGTGGTGGTACGTACGGGATCGTTGTCATGAAGAAAATGGTGTGGGAGTGGCCGCAAGCTGTCGGGGCCGGATTGTGGGGATATCCCGAGGTTACGGCAATCGGCGCCGTAGCCTAGTAGCTCGGGTGGTACTCATCAAAACAACCATAATTTGTATTACCCGCCATTCCCGCTTCGTATGCCATTGACGCATAAGCAGGGTTTGCACCCGCCGTCGAAAAGATAACGACAACGGCAAGTGCAATGCATGCCGCTGTTCGTGCCGTTGCTGCAAGAATCTTCTTCGGGTGTATCCCTGTTATGTCGAACAACTCGATTGCAGCTTCCGCCTTCAATTTCCGTCTTCCGTGAAGCGCATGTGACAGGGCAGTGCGATCTATCCCGATTCTCTTTGCAAGTTCGTCTTGGTTGAGCCCGGTTTTCTCTTTCGCTTCTTCGATTACGTCTTTCAGTTCCATATCTGCCTCCGCGCTGTTGTTCGCACGATAGCCCCCACGTGACGTATTGACAAGTAAGTGACAATCTGTCACGTTTCGGCGCGTGACGTTTTGTCACGTATTTGGAGATAGATCATGATCAAGGTTCAGATCGAGAGCACGGAAGTGCAGGTCAAGCAGGGCACCAGCCAGCGCAGCGGTAAGGCGTACAGCATCAAGGAACAGGAAGCTTGGGGTTACTTCACTGACCCGCAAGGCAAGCCCCACCCGCACCCCCAGAAAATCCGCCTCACCCTGGGCGACGATCAGCAGCCGTATCCGGTCGGCGCTTATGTCATGGCGGACGAGTCGCACTATCCCGACCGCTTCGGCCAGGTCACGACCCGCGCAAAGCTGATCCCGCTGAACGAGGGCATCAAGCGCATGATCGCCTTCATCAACGTCAACGCCCCCAGCGGCCCCGCGAAGCAGGCCGCGTGATGTACAGCCACCCGGTACTGACCACGCAACATGTCAGGGCGCTTGCCCTTGTCTATTTCGTGTCTGTCACGGCAATTCGGACGGCTCTGCAAGAGGCTTCGTGCCTTTCTGCTTTGGGTGTTTGTTCTCCGGCTGGTCGTGTCGCCTGGGCACGTCGGGCGTGCCGGGTTTCCAGTTGCAGTGCTAGTACCACTGCAACTAATTAGCCGAACAGCTAATGATCACACTGCTGAACCCCTCTAAACCCCTGAACCCCGTTCATCCGGTCGGCGTGATTTGCGACTGGATGAAGGGGGTCCATCGGTACAAAGAGCCGGTTCAGCCGTGGGAAGCGGGCCGCACTCTCAAGATCGACCGGGATGGGGCTATCGAGTGGGAAACACAGGACTGGGACACCATCCGGTGTCCCTCGTCCGATACCTCGCTCCGCATCAAGTGCGATGGTCAGAAGCTCTACTTCTCGGGAAACATCGGGCGCTTCCAGCGCTCCGGCAACCTCTACGGCCTCACCGTCGCGCAGTGCATCGACAAGTGGGCGGAAGTTCTCCGCAACCTCGGTTTTCAGTTGATGGGCTTCGGGTCGCTGTTTGCTGAAGATACCCCGTCTGAGTGGGGTACTCGGCTGACCCGTATCGACCTCGCCGGCAATTACGACGTGAGCGATTTTGCCGCGTGGTGCCGTGCGCTCTTGCTTCGTCCCATCGGTCGCAAGCATCCCGCCCCCGGCAAGTTTGGCCCGACCTGGGGTTATGACTCCAAGCGGGCCCAGTGGTGGAAGTTCAAGATTTATGACAAGGACGCCGAGCAGGCAGGCGAGCGCAAGCCCCGGTCTGGTCGCACCCGCGCACGGGGTGAAGTGCAACTAGGTTCGCAATGGCTCAAGCGGGAAGGGCTCCACAAGGTCAAGGCATGGACGCAGGAGGGTGAAGACATGGGCAAGGTTATTTACGGTCGGTTTGCTGCCGATCTTTTTCGGGAACCCCCGAGCGTCGAGGACTGGTCGGAACTCCCGCCCCGCCTTCGGCAATACGCGATTCTCTGGCGCGATGGCACGGACATTCGTACGTTGTTTGCCCACGACTCCAGCTACTGCCGGATCAAGTCGAAGCTGAAGGATCACGGCATCGATATCGGTGTTCCCTGCAACGTCACTGCGCTGGTTCAGCGCTCCCGCGTTGTAGAGGTCCGTCCTCTCGATGCGCTTTATTCGGTGTTCGCAGCATGAACCTTCTTGATGATTTCCTTGGGTTTCTGGTTTTCGCGCTTTGCGCAATCACTTTGCTCGCTCCGATCGGCCTCTTGCTCTATCTGCTCGTGAACGGGCCTGCTGCATTTTCGTGATTTTCGAGGACGTGCGGCCCCTCGGGGCCGGGCGTCCGAATCTCTGCCCGTCTCTCGCTGGTCACGGTCTCGGGCGTTCAATCTGACCAAGGAGTAGTCCAAATGAAGCAAAAACTTGCCCGCCTGCGCGCTCTCGCTGATCGTCGCTCGGCTCAACTGGCCGTTGTTTCTCCCGTTGCACTGTTTGCCGGTGCTGCTCATGCCGAGTTGCCCGCCAGTGTGACCACCGCCCTGGGTGATGGTCTCACCGATGTGGGTGTCGTCGGTGCTGCGGTTTTTCTGATCGTGATCGCCATCGCGGTCTGGAAGTACCTCAAGCGCGCGCCGTAATCGGGTGCCGGGGTGGCCTACCAGTTTCAAGGGGTGTGCTACCCCGACGCTCCCGCCACCCTGTCGGCGATGGCTTCGGCCATCTCCGGCAGTGTGGTCGATGTCTCCGGTTCTCCTTACTCGCTTTCTGTGACCGTCACGGAAACCGGCCTTCTTTATACGGGCACGCGGCTCGATTCCGCTGGTTCGTTCGTCAAAAACGTGACTGTCACCCTACAGGACTGCCAGCTTCTTCAGGCACCTGACGCTCTTGAATATTCGTGGTGGGTCGCAACGCTCTGGTGTGCCGCTTACATCTGGGTTTCGCTTCGTCGGGGTGTGTGATGACGCCTGATTTCATCTTCGTCGCTTTGGGCGTGCTGGGTGCGCTCTGGATTATTTTCTATCGGATGTGATCCATGCGCTTTGTCCGGTCTCTCGCCTTTTTCTTCCTCGGTTTCGCACTCGCGGGCTTTTCTGTGGCGTCGTTTGCCTCGGCAGCTTCGTGGGGTCGCTCGACCAATCTCAACTATCCCGGTGTCTCCGGTGGTGCTCGCGCACCTGGGTGGTATGGCTCCCCGATCTACGACTTTCCCGATGCGCCAGGTGGCGCCGGTCATTTCCGTGACATTAACCGTGTCGGTGTCGGCGGTCGCATCTTCGACGTTGACAGTCGTCGCATCTTTTCGCCCGGCAATCTCGCCAAGGCTGGCAGGGCGATGGCGAAGGTTTACGGGCCGTTGGCCCTTGGTTTGACGCTTGCTGATCTGATTTGGGACCCTGCGACTCAACAGTTTTTAGACCCTACTGGCGGTCCTTATGATCCTGTACAGACCTGCCTTGGTTATACCTCGTTGCCGAATTGGCAATCCGCTTATTACGCTAGCTGTAACGGCGGTGGCGCCACCCCTCCTGCATTTTGGAAAAGAACTGATGGTGCTCCACATCTCGTTTACGGGATTGTTCCCAACTCGATGAAAGATCAACTTGTTTCTCAAGGCTGGTCGTGGGGCAATAACTGCGGGTCTAAACACGTCATCACGAAGGCGTGTGCTGCCAATATTCCTAAATCGCCTATTCCCGCCACTGATCAGCAGATTGAAGACGCGATCTACGTCGAACTCGTTGCCCGTGGCATGGGTTCCGATCTTGCGCGCCGTCTGATCGAGGCCGGTTATCGCCCCGACGTTTCCGAGATCACCACGACCGGCCCGTCGTCAATCCCCGGCAGTACGACCACCAGCACCACCAGCGGCCCATCTGGCACCACAACGACCACCCGCGAGACCAGTTACGACATGGACTATGCGCCGGGGTCTGTGACCATCAAAGAGCGCACCACGGAGACCACCACGGCCCCCGATGGAACGAGCACGACCACCACCACCGAAAGCACCCCTCCGGCGACTGGCGGCACCTCTCAACCCGCCCCGCCTGAAGAGCCTCCGAAGCCGTTCTGTGAGCTTTACCCGGATGCCTCCGCTTGTCAGAACCTTGACGTGCCCACAGTCACTCCGACGCCCCCTGAGACCATTGACGTTATTTTCGTCCCCTCGGGCGGCTTTGGCTCTGGCGGCTCTTGCCCCGCACCCTATGCATTCAACGTGCAGGGCAGGGCGTTTGCGATCGACTACCAACCGCTTTGCAACTTCATGATCGCCTTAAATCCGGTCGTCATTGCTGTTGCGTTCGTGACTGCGCTGCTGATCGCTCTCGGCGGCTACAAGAGGGATTGATCCATGGGCTGGGGAACTTGGCTACTTGCGCTTGCCCAACCGCTCGCGCTCAAGGTGTTGGCATCCCTCGGCATTGCCGTTTTCGTCTATGCCGGTGTTGAGACCATGACCAGCCAGATGATCGGTTATGCGCAATCGGCCTGGGCGGGTCTTCCCGGCGCAGTCGCCCAGCTCATGGGCTTGGCCGGTGTCAATCAGTCGTTTTCCATCATCTGCGGCGGCATCTCTGCCCGTGTCTCGATGATGATGCTTAAGCGGTGGGGGATTAAATGATCACGCTTTTGACGGCCACCCCCGGCGGTGGCAAGACCGCGTTTGCTGTCTCGGAATTCATCCTGAAGGAACAGGAAAAGGCCAAGCGCGAGGGCAGGGAGCCCCGCAAGATTTACGTCTATAACATCCCAGACCTGAAGCTCCCGCATGAGCCGCTGCCCGCTCTTGAGCATTGGACCGAGACCACAACCAGCGAACTGGATGACAGCCTTCAGGCGCATCGCTTCAAGCTCGACCACGGCTCCCTCGTCATCATTGACGAGGCCCAAGAGATTTACCGCGTCCGCGCCTCCGGGTCGAAGGTGCCGCCCCATGTCGCGGCCTTTGAGCGTCACCGCCATCAGGGTTTGGATTTCGTGTTGATCACCCAGGAACCGGCGTTGATTGACACTCACGTGCGTAAGCTCGTGGGTCGCCATATCCATATTCGCGTGACTGGTCTTGGCCGAACGCAATATGAGTGGTCGAACACGATGGAGTCACCCGACACCAAGTGTAAGAACGCGCCCGTTAAGATTCGGTGGTCTCTGCCGAAGCACGTTTTCGGCCTCTACAAGTCCGCAACCGTGCATGTCAAACCGGTTCGCCGTATTCCTACCGGTGTCTATTACCTCGCAGGCATTGCCGTCGCCTTGGCCGGTCTGGGTACGTACATCTATCGGATGATCGACGAGAAGACTTCTGCCGTCGCCGATCCGGCTGTGGCTGTTGTGTCGTCGGTCCCTGATCAGCCTGCATTCGGTCAGCGCGTTGCCACCGTCGGCACCACGGTGGCCGAGTTTGCCCCGCGTCTGGCCGGTCGCCCGGAGTCTGCCCCGATCTACGACGGCGTTCGCGTCGTCAAGGCCATGCCGGTTATTCGCGGGTGCATTGCCATGCGCACGAAGTGCCGGTGTGTGACCGATCAGGGCACAGATGCCGGCCTCAATCACGACCAGTGCCGGGCGTGGCTGGATAACCCGCCTTATGACCCCTACGCCGAGCCTTACCGTTCTGCGCCTGTCGCCACTGCCTCTGTTCAACCTGGGTGA